CTTGCATCGAGTTATCAACCCAAACTTGTAGCTTGGAGAAAGAACCTAAACGAACCCAAGTATCATCATTTGCTTTAGTATCAAAGTATCCTAACGCAAATTTCTTCTTCATGTCAATACGATCCATAATATATGTCCTTTTCTCAATTTATAGTACCATTATAAACGGTTTCATAAAGAATGTACACCATTATTTGCACTTTTTTTAGATCATTTAGTTATAAGGATATTACGAAACGGTCACCTGAAATGCTATATTCATGCGCTGTTTGTCGCTGGTATTGATACCAACTTCATGTGGTAACCAGCCTGGGAACAACACAAGCTCACCATCTTTTGGCTCAAATACAATACCACGCATATATGGTGATACCGTATAGTAGTTGTTCAGTAAGTTTACTGGATTTGGAAATTTGAGAGCGCCGGTACCTTCAGCTTGTACATAGTAGACACAAGCGAAAGTAGACTCAGGATGGCTGTGCAAAGCGTTAAAGCTTCCCGGCTCATTAATGTTACTCCAAGATTGGAGCGAGATTTGATTTTTTTGAATGGCTCTAGCGAACGTAGGATCAGCTTCTTTATAGAACTCTATAGCTTCCTCGATCATTTCGTGGAGACCCCCGATGAGCCATTCAGCGTCTGGATACTGGACTTCATTACGCCAACATCCAACGTTACTGTTTCGGATACTGTCAGGCAAAGAAGCCCGAGCATCATGCATTTTTTTCTTCAATTGCTCACGTTCGCTCACCGTTCCTACTTCCTTGTAGGACAGGTGAGACATGAACAGATCTGTACGACTAACCGCCATTAAGAAGCCTTCAAAAGACTAGGAGAGACCTTCCACATGCCGTTAGTTGTAGATACCTTTATAGTCTTAGGATTAATCTTAAGAATGGTTCCAGTGACTTTCATGCCACGCTTATCGTTGAAAAATACAGCATCTCCAACTGAGAATGAACCTTTAATTTCTTGTGAAATCATTGAACGGCGAGCTCTGACCATGCTAATAATTGCATCAAGAGTATCGTTGTCAGCGTTACGGATAGCGTTCATAGTGGTTTTGTTCAACATAATGTAATTCCTTATCAATTAATTTATAAGTACCATTCTAACAGGATATGAGCAGTTTGTACACCTTTTTTTCACTTTTTTTAGATCATTTAGTTATATCCTTATTCCTAAATGATCTAAATTAAAAAATTAAATTTATGATTCCCATATTAGAGTTTTAAGTTTTTTTTCAGTTGGGATAAACCCGAGTGTTTGTTGGATTAATTCTTCGAGGTGGTCAAAATTGCCAGAAGAGAATTGAATGAGTTGTTTAGAGGCTTTAGATTTAATAATTTTATAGGTGCAACCGTGTGAAATTGCAAATTGGTTGAGTAGGTCTAGAGATTTAGTAGGGATGTGAAGTTGAGTGTTATATGTCATTTTTCATTCCTTATCAATTAATTTATGGGTACCATTCTAACAGGATATGAGCAGTTTGTACACCTTTTTTTGAAAATAATTGCACTTTTTTTAGATCATTTAGTTATATGGATATAACCGGATATAACCAAAGTGAATTAGAAGGCTACTGATATCGATACACCAATATGATCATTATGAGCTACCACTCCCCATCGACCTATGTTTCCTCCGATCAATGCAGGTACAAGATCGTCTGGTTCATACGATCCTATCATATAGTATAAGCCACTCAAGAGCAAACCATTGATAATTAGTGATTTGTCCTTCGATGGATTATTTCCATAGATGAGCGTATTTTCCTCGCTAAAACAATTACAAGGATGATTCAAGGCCCACTGTGTTTGCTTATGGTCAACGTATGCCGCAAGAGTATAACCACTGAAAAGAAGCTGCTCCTTTTTAGTCCAGTCTTCAAAGTGTCTGATCTCACTCTTCGCGGCACATGCAAATACTAGAAATAATAAAGCTAGTAATTTACTAACCTTCCCCAAGTGGATTGTCGAGTGCTTTTTGTATTGTATCTCGTAAACTTTCATCTAGCTTCTCCATCTTATCATCAATACGATCTTCTACTTCCCTCATCGTATTTCTAACGTCCTTTTCGGACTCTCTGCTGATGTCTGATACTTGTCGCAATCTTGTGTCAATCTCGTCTTGTACTGTCTTCACTCGGTTGCTAGCCGACTCAGCTACTCTTTCTGTTCTTATAATGTCATCACGTAAACTATTCTTAATATCTCGAGTGTACTCAATAGCATCATCTAATTTACGCTCAATCGCTACGTTACGAGCTTCTACTGCTTCGATATCTAATACTTCAAGCTTTTCGCTCATCTCTTGAAAAGCTTTGTATGATTCAAATCCACCATACAATGCAGCGAGTATTGAACTCAGTAAACCAAACGCTACACCTATTGTTGTCGGAGTCATACTGATTCCGAACAACTGGAATTTTTTGTTCTTTAGATTCTCGACACCTTCTTCAAGGTTTTCTGTCATCTCACCTAAGTCTTTTTGTTTTCTTCTTGCCATGTTTTAGCCTCTCGTGCCAACGTCAGGTTGGTCGTTCTTATTATTAATGAACCATCATCAGAATATACTGTGTATGTTCTTCGCAGTTCTCTATCGATTTCAACTCTATAAGTCATGTTATCAGTACCAAAGTACCAAATACCACAACTCCCGCAAGCAGCACAGCGCCTACACCTATCAGTATATCAGTCCAGAATGCTTTGTTTTCTGCTTTTTTACGAGCGGCTGCCATACGAGCGTTACGTATTTTTCTACGTTCCCGCATCATATCTTCGTAAAAATTGATTTGACCTGAATAGATCAAGAAATCTCGTAGCTCTTTCTCGATGTTTGCTATACGGTGATTTGCTGCCGTAATCTGCAAAGCCTGAGCTTCAACGCTCTTGCCCGAGAAAATGCTTTTCATTTTCGACGTATTGCGTGCTTCTATTGCTGCTTCTGCTATACTTTCTTTCGCGTCAAAAAATCTTGTAAAACCTTCGTAGAGATCTTGTGCTTCTCGACCTCTCTCCACACCATTCTTTATCATGTTATAAGCAGAGCCAGCTAGCTGTAAAGCTACTGTAACTTCCACCATGATTATTTACCCTTCAGTGTTTTCCTTAGTTTTCAAATTTTAATTGCTTTAACTGTTGTATCTCTTGTCGCAGCTTCATGACTTCTAGACGTTTCTTTTCGAGTTCAAGTGCGTATAGTTTACTACAATCCAAACGCTCTTTAGGAGCACCGATTGGAATCGTAATCCTACCATACACACCAACATCTCGAACAAAATTGTCGGAAAACTGATTATAGTACATCGGGTCGTTTTGCATTGCAAACTGATTCATCAATGGATCGCTCTGGTTTAAAATACCCACAACTCCAAATTCTACATTAGTAGAAGAACCAATCGCTGCAGAACACTCAACGTCTCCAGCTCTTACTCTATCACTTTGAAATGATGTTTGAGATTGTGGAATTGCGAGGTTTAAGCTACTTTGTCCGTAAGCTCCACCACACCAAAATCCGACAACAAAATACACCATCATTATTAATATTCTAGTCATTTTTAATCTTCGAACATATTCTAGATGATATAACAGTAGCTGAAAAATCTTCAGCTAGCAACTTAGATCGAGAGCAAATATACACAGCATTTTGTAGATCCACTTCTCGAATGTAGACTTCAATGTCAATTTGACGAAGATAATCAAGTCTTAATATTCTTTCTTTGGTCGCAAATGTGACCGACTTCATATCTTTATCTAACACTTGTATTTCATAGTAGGAAACTTCTGGCCTACCATTAAATAACTTTAGTCTAGTACTATATATCCCATCTACAAAGGAGGGACTTAAAACAGGATACGTAGGTGTCCATTGATGCGCCTGAACTGACCCACCAATGGACAACAGCATCCATACTATCAAAAACTTCATCATATAAATTTCTCATTTAGATTGCTATACACTCAGCTTGTACAATGGCACGGTAAGTTCCCGCTGGCCAAGACTTCTGATATCCGTATTGTACTTCCGACTCAACTTTAAACCATGTGCTACCGGCGTAAGTTAATGCAATTTCTGTAACATTATCGTACTCAATTTTATCTGTGTCGTAAGAAGACATCTGAGCATCAGAAACTTCTTTTACAGATACTTCACCAGTCCACGCAGTGGTGTCAGTTAAAGCAGGACTTTCAGAAAAAGAAATTGGATGTGTGATGTATGCCTTGTAGTAGCTAGATTGAACTACGTCATAGCGAATCACTGGCTCCACACCAGCATCAGCTTGAGCTGTGCTTAACTTGTATGGAAGTGGGTTACCATAAATACCCATCGTGTCTGTAGTCACTGTGCATCTTGATTCAACAGTTCCCACTAAAGGGGTGTCAACTGCTAATGCGGTGCTGGATGCCAATGGGGCTGCCAACACAGCCAGTCCGAGTATTACTTTATTCAGTTTGAACATTTATTGTTCTCCTTATTATTTTTCGCTTTTATACTGCAAATTTACCAACTCATTATGCAATTTATCTTGCGCAAAGTTCACTCGTCTAGCCCGAGTATTATCGGGTAGAGTACCATCTTTTAGCTCAACCTTTTCTATATAACTCGTTGAGGGCAATGCGACTAAGTAGCTTGTAGGGATCAAGTCTAATGCTTGTAGTCCTGCAAAAGCTAACTGAGAAGCTCCCGCCATAGCGGTCCCATTTTCTGCGCCGAGGAGTTTTTCAAGGCGTTCGTCTTCGCCTTCTTTCTCTTCAGCGAATTTTTGTCGCTGTCGTTCGTCTTCGTCTTCTTCATCCATTACAGCTTTTCTATCAAGTTCTGCTTGGACTAAATCATCGTCCATTGGATCATAAGCGACAACTTCACCACCGATAGGTATCGACGGATCTTTCCAGCCTGGGCACCGCGGATCAGATTGTGGATCAAAACAAGGATCGTATTTGTATCCATAGACAACCATTGGATTTTCTACGCTACCTTTGCCTTCAACTTCAATCGAACCCAGTCCCCATAATTCTCGAGGTATATTCGATACACCTACAGCTTTATTAATTGTGTTGCCTGGGATTCCCGACCAATCATCAGTCTCACGGAAAATATATCCAGGCCCTTGTGCATTCTCGTTTTGAACATGCACTAGCATATCGTCATCTTCTTCTTTAATCGTTGTATAACGATAGATGACTGTATTCACTGTTAAACCAGCTTGCTGAGGTAATATATTCTGCATCACCCACTGCAAACCAAAATCAGCGGCATTGTTAGTTGAGCCGTACTGAGTTTCGGTCGTAAACGAATCAGAGTAAGAGTAGGAGGAGCAAACTAGCAACGCCAGCCCCGCCAAGAAGTGTCTTCGAACTATCACTCATGCCCTCCTTTTCTTTAGTGTCGTTTGGCTGAGCTTCAACATCAGCTTGCCAAGCAACTTTGGCTGCATCTCCGATTTGCCCATCGTAAGGACAAGGCGTACCGGCCATCATCATTGCATCAAAGACTCGTTTGTCCTGACACATTGTCGATACTGCAGCAACTTTCATTCCCATATCGTATAGAGTTTTTGAAAGTTTTAACCTTTCGCAATTATCGTCAGTAACTTGCGTCCCTGTCGATATGCCCAAAATTTGTGTTTGAATCGCCCCTGCTACACCGAAAGTACAAAGATCCGAGTTCGATGTGTTGATCGTCGGAGTAATCGCCGATGCAGGTGGTGATTTCAAAGTTGTAGTAGTGTTACCTTGCGTAGTTACCGTACTCGTCGATATCGAATCTGTTCGTATTACATCGTCCGGTAATGTACTTCCATCGTCTGGAGTCGTTTCATTTTCTTGAGCGACTGCACAAGCTGATGCCACGAGTAACAATACTAACCCTAATTTGATCAATTTCATAATGTCCACCAATGTTTCTATATAGATTCATTCAAACTACATAGCTTATTTATCAATTAAAATCCTACAGCAGTCTATTTATTGACGGTTACGCTGTCATAATATTGACAGTTTTGCCTATTCTGTCATTATCTAATAGGTAGACGATGAAACGTAGTTGCTTCGTACTCTTCGTCTGCTAGCTGCCTCCAGTAAAGCTTGCAAATTTCCAAATAGCGTTTTTCAATGCTGTCTGGAAGTTTAAAGCTTTCGTTGTTCAGTTTGTAAAGCTCGATTTCTTTTACAAGAGCTCGTAGAGCTTTCTTTTCCTGGAAGTCAAATTCCAGATTATGCATTTTCTCTGCCATAATTATGTTCCAAAAAAATCACCTAAAATGCGTTCACCATTCACACTTACCCACTCGGTTCCTTTCCAAACAAAGCGGACTGTATGATACCATGCTTCAAATACAAGAACAGGGACGATCACTAATGCGACCTTCCCTATGTGTTTCCATTTTATCTCACGGAAGAACTCTTTGATTTTCGCCATACACATACCCCCTATGTGTTATCACCATCAAAATATTTCACCTTACTTTTGTCAAACGCATCTTTCGCTGACTTACCCCATGAACCGAAAAGGTATGCCGACCATCCAACAAATCCTTTTTCCCAAGGAAGAGCTATTGTTCTTTTCTGTCTTTTCTCTTCTTGGATGTGCGCTGACGTACACACAAATAGTAGTGCACCACATATGAATAATAACTGAATTAGTATTTCAACTACGAACATGCTTGCAATCTCCTCTATAAATGAATCCAGGGCAAGAACATTTTCCGTCCAGTATATTATATATACGACCACTGGATCCTGCTATTCGCTTTACATTCGGATGATACGTTTCTGTACGCTCGCCGATCTTCTTGAACTTACGACGACTCTTGCTAAATTGCTTGAGCGGATTTTTAAACACCTTGTCGTTGTACTGAACCAAGTGGCCAGCACTATTTACGTGATAAATTCCATTTTGAACTTGATGACCAGCTTTAGACCAGTCAGTCACTTCTTGTAGAATCTCAATCATCATCTTCCTCGTTCGTTCGTTCACGGATTTGCTCAATAATATCTACGATAGACAGAAGTTCATCAGCATCACGTACAGTATCAAGCTCAATTTCAATTTTGATTTTCATTACCATTTCCTACGCTGGTGAATGTAGATGTCGATTCGCTTAGAATTGGCGATACCGCCATACACATCACCGTTGATTCGATAAGATCTACCACGAGGGCATTTCTCAATTGCTTCCCTACCTTTCAAAGAAACGCGGTATTGTAAAGCGTAACCATAACGATCCACAGCATTCGATTCACGAAGCTGCTTATTCAAATACGTTACAATACCGCGTATTTCTTCAATCTGCATCATGTCACCAACACATTGTGTGTCAGCACTTCCAATGTAGGACTCAGAGTTTCGCTTTTTCATATTCACTAATTTCATAACAAATTCCTAATCAATTTAAGATACAGACCATTCTATACTAGTTCAAAGCAAATGTCAACTGTTTTTTTAACTTTTTTTGCTAAAGAAAACAGACCGAGTTAGACCACCAAAGTAGTAAGACATAAACAGAGCAGAGACTACGATGAGTGCTGTTGCTGCCGCTTCCTTATCACCACCGATTGCAGTACCGACTATTAGGAACAGTTGAGTGCCGCCGATGATAACTCCCATTGCAATGAGACCTACCGCCATATTTTTAAACATTTCCATAAGATTTCTCCTTAATAAAAAAAGGTAGCTTACGCTACCTCCGCCATTTCAACCGCTAGGTCGAGGGCTGCAACTTTACGCTTAGCGTTTGTACCGAACCAAGCCGAAGTGGCTCGAGCATCAGCAGAACGTCCAAGCTCGTGATCAGTCATGTAAGTGACTGCGTTGTATGCATTCCACCAAGTACCACGAGCAAAGTCCGCGCCTGGTTGAGTGTCTACAATTTCGAAGGCACGTTCAGCGGTTCGGCTGAGTGTGCGATGTTCTTGGGAGGAAGTACCGAAGACTTGTCCAAGGAAGTTCTTGAACGACTCGTCGGTGTATCGCTTCTTACCAAGGAACTCAGCAGCTTCTTTGAACTGTCCCATACGCATATGTGAGATTCCAAGAGCAGCTTTAACCTGATCAGCATCGAACTCATTACGATGAGAAACTCGTACTGCAGGTTGACCTTTTTCGGTAAGAGCCATAGTGAGGGTATTGTTACAAACAGTTCGTGTCATTACAAATTTGCAATCAATGGAACGTCCGTATACGTGAGGATTCGAGAATAGAAGGTAGCCCTTCACCTCGTCACCGCCGAACAGAGTGAATCCATCTTTGACATCAGCTGATGCCCATACAATTTGTCCGTCTTTCAACGAACCAGCAGTGTCCATTACCATGTCACCAGCTCGTACGAATTCGTTAAAGAACTCGAAGGCTGTGTCGTTTTGGCATGGATTCCACTTGCCACCCACGTTTGTAAGAATCTTGTTATCGGTATCACGTACCAAAGCTTGTTGACCAGTGAGAACTTGCTCACCGTTGATGTTAATATAAGAATCTTCAAGACGTACTTTCCAATCGAGTCCTGCAGCAACCTGCATTTCACGTGGAGTCATGTCGTCTTCTACTGCTGTTCCAAGACCGTGCCAAGGCACACCAGAGGAGAGTCGATAAGCCATTTGAGCTTCGCCGTTTACCATTTCAAGTTCATGAGACATAATGTAGTTTCCTATTCAATTAATTTATGAGTACTATTATACTCTAGTTCAAAGCAAATGTCAACTGTTTTTTTGATTTAATTTCAATTTTTTTTCGTTTTGGAGATCCTGTAGTTCAGACCTCCAAATGTTACTGTTTGAAGCCAGCAAATTGCTAGCCAGTTCGTTACTGTGAACGCAATACCGAGATTGAACAACGTGTTCAAAGCCCAGATCGTGACCAAAGGAGCGAGGAATACCCCCGCTACAATGACCAAAAGAATTGCGAATGCTTTACTCATTGCTGAGGTCCTTTTCGTACAAGTTCGGGCAGAGGACTGTCAGAGTACACACTCACCGCTTTAACAGCAGAAAGTGGGAAAGCCGTTGGGGTATGCTTAGCAAACTCTACAATCTCGTCGAACGTCATGCCAAGGAAGGCTGCTTCCTTCCGAATGATTTTAATTGCTGCGTTAACAGTCATTATGCTACATCCTCCATTTTTTCACGAAAGTTTTGAGTCCAAGCAGAAAAGATCTCTTTGGCCTCTTCATTAGAAAGATCAAATGCTTCTTGCAGATGTCGTGGAGCACCAAACATGTTGATGGTACCACCCTCTCTCAGAGCATCAAGGTACGAAAAGTATTCTTTCAAAGTCATTATGCTACATCCTCCATTTCTTCACATTTCATGAAACCTATTGGAGCAACTTCATACTTCCCATCTTCAGTGAACATAACGTCACCAACCGATGTAGAACGAAGACCGTATCCACCTTCACAAAGTGAAGCCACTCGAGTAACGTTAGGATTGAAGTCACCGTTATCTTCGATGTCGGTACGTGACCAAGAACCCATAACGTTGTTAGTCCAACGATAAGCATACTCTAAAGCTTCCATTACATTATCCATAGGAGCTTCTACTACAGCAACTCGAGTAAAGACTTTCTTTTCGTCGTTGTTTCGAGCGAAGAGGCTTTCGTTGTGGTAGACAGTTACTTTCATGTTTTTCATTCCTTATCAATTAATTTATGAGTACCATTCTACCCTAAAAAGCAACGGTTGTACACCTTTTTGTGCAATTATTTTCACTTTTTTTAGATCATTTTGGAATAAAGATTGAAGTTCTTAGATCAAAAAGTTATATGGCCTGCTCCCAATGGCTTTCCAGCATATGGGTGGCTCGTTCGACTAAGATGGGATTTGCTTTCGTAAGCATATTGAGCATATATCTCTTCTCATGCTTGAAAGCTCTGTGGAAGAATTTTTGGTCATGCTTAATGATCGAATCGGCATTCGAGATCAAGTCAGCAATCTTGATAGTCTGAGACTCGGCAGGTCCCAGAGCGAAGTGGTCAGCATCCATCTTCTTACGAAACGTTCTATTTCCATCCATCTTTTCGGAAACATTCGTACAGTAGTGAACATACATACCAATCTTAGGTCCAAACTTATTGCATAGCTCGTCCATAGTGACATCGCAATCTTCTACGACATCATGCAACAGAGCAGCCGCAATCATATCTGGAGTATGATCAACAGTTTCGACGATTTCAGCAACAGCAACAGTGTGCGTAATGTACGGCTCACCTGTGTACTTTCGTCTTTGGTTCCCATGTGCTTTGATAGCGAACATGAGGGCATCATTAACTAGCTTTTTTGAATTCATGTCAATGTATCGTTTGTGGTGACTTATCATCGAATAGGCCATCAATCATATCGTGAGTAAAGTCACCGTGTCCCGATTTGATTAGCTCGATAGCACTAGGGTATTCTGTTTCAGACTCAACCGGCAAAATAAGCAGGTCCTTTCTTTTGTTGGGTGGAAAGGCATTCGAGACAAAGAAGCGTGCGTGTTCCTTTGTTTTGAATGAGCATGCGCTGGTTAAACCGAATGGATTCTGAGAAGCAAAACAAATATAGATCTTTCCTTCATCAGAGTCGTCTCCCCATTCCTCACTATTGTAAGTTCCTAAGAAGACTCCCATTTTCTTATCAGCTAGTACGTACTTTGTCTTTTTCATAGAGGTTTGAATATGCCTCCCTTACAGCTTTAAAATGTTCGATGTATTCTTCTGTGTCGATAACAAAGGTCTGAGGTTCAGAATCATCTACCCCTATTAGTACTACACCTTTACGGATAGGAGTGCCTGTACGCTCTTCGAAGGCCTTCGCATAGAAAGAAACTTGCATAAAGTAATTCTGGATCTTATCAGGACTCTTTATTCTACGTGATGTTTTAAAATCAATCACTGATAACTCACCTTCAAACTCAGCAATACAATCGACTTGTCCTGCTGTTGCGAGTTCATCACTATAGAGAAAACATTCCTGGAACCATATATTATTTATTTTTTCGTCAAGCAATGGCTTCATAGTATTGAACATGTGAATGTTTGCAGGCATGTGCTTTTTAGAATAGTCTTCTTTATTATCAATGTAGTCTTCGCAGAGTTTATGAACTGCGGTACCACGGCCTGCGGCTTGTCTTGAGATTTGATTGGCTTTATCTTCACCTACTCGCTTACGCCATTCCATTAGTTCCTTCTTACCAAGGATACCAAGAACGGTAGTTACTGAGGGATAGGCTTCGCCTGTGGGAGTAAAGTAACGACGTCCAGCTTCTGTCGTCTTACGTGTTAGGGTAGGTAGATCAATACCATGATCAGCATGGGTAAACATAATATAGCCTTTTCAATTTGAATGTACCATTATAACACAGCTAATTGTAATTGTCAACTGTTATTTTAGCGGATTGTCTTACCCGAGATCAACTGTTCTATCGTCATTTGTGAACTGCTCTTGCAATGCAGCAGCGTCAGCAGCCTTTTCAAACTGAAAAGTGTATTGACCATCGTCTGGATCGATTGAGTATTCCCAGACCTTTTCGTCAAGATTAGAATTGATCCACTTGATACATGCAGGTCCTTCAACATCCTTAAGGATGACTCTAAATGATTGGGTCATCAACCAGTTTAATTTATAGTCTTGAATTTCTTGAGTGCTCATGTTAGTCTCTCGTTTTTAATGATAAAGAAAAGCTGCCCTATCGAAACAGGACAGCTTTCACCTCCTATTTTTTATTTATGCAACGGCTCGCATTGGTTTAGTTTCATATCTTTCTTTTGCGATTATGTATTCCTTTACGAGGCCTGAGCGAACAATATCCTCGACTCCAAACTGAACTAGTTCAAATGAAGGTATACTTTTAATCACATTAATAAAAGATACTAAGCCAGAAACATCGTTCCTGTTTCTAGATCCAGCCAGGTCATCCTGTCTGGTGTCTCCGCAGAAAATGATCTTTGAAGACTCACCTACCCGAGTAATAATACTATCAAGTTCATGATAGGTCATACTCTGGCATTCGTCTACTACGATAATCGAATTGTCAAACGTCAATCCTCTTACGAAAGATGAAGTCATAAACTTAATTTGGCGTTTTTGGATGAGAATTTCCCAGGCATCACCTCGACCAAACAAATCACGTGTAATATCGGCATAGGGTATTGCGTATACTGCTTCCTTTTGCGCTTGTGTACCAGGCATGAATCCTTGCTCTCTGGTCTGAACCGCGGATCGGATAATAACTATTTGATCGTAACCTTCATCGCTGAGTACGTCTTGAAGTGCAAGATATAATGCACACATAGTTTTACCAGTTCCTGCCGTTCCTATTGCAGCAATATTTTTACCGCTTCGATATTCGTAGAACATATCCTCCTGTGTTTGTGTAATTGGTCTGATTTGTCTCATGCTAAACTTGGAATTTAATGTTCCATTATTCTCACGCTGTTGTCTACGCTTCTCTTTTGTAGTTAAGCGACGTTGTTTCGACATATAAAACCTCCTTAATCAAGATCAAGAGGATTAGAAATCGTTGATCTTGTTGCCTGAATAAGCCTTATTGGCTTTCATGTTTCTTAGGACATCACGAAATCCTTGGTCTGGTTTTTTCAGACCAAGTCGCACCGAATCACCTAATGCCGGTGCTGAATTTATAATAGGATCTAAATGAGGGTTTTCTTCGAGGAATTTGAGCTTATCATCGTATGACATCATACGATCAAATGTTTCTTGTGTGTTGTTGTCTCGGAAGGAGTACGTTGGCATCAATTGGTTCTCTTCTTCATATAAGGATTATTTATAATTAACCGACTACATAATTGTAGATTTCTTTCCAATTATATACACGTTTTGCGTCACCGCTATAATCCTTATTATGTTGGTGGTCAACTAAGATACTATCTAAACCGGCCTGAATTCCTACATCGGCATTTTCCGGCTTGTCTTCAACCCATATACACCCACTATCTTTATAGCGTGCTAGGGCTTCGTCCTTGTCAGCTCCAGTGTCCAAGTACGTATACTTTTCAAATACTGTTGGGCCAAATAGTTCAATTAAGTTCTTAGTTCGTAAGTGTTGAGCGTAATCATCATTACTTAACGATGTAATGGCGTGGAAGATATATCCATGCTCTTGGTGTAGCTTTTTAACGTACTTAATAGCATCAAGGTACGGAGGGAGTTTACGAATCCAGGCTGATTCATTAAACATTCTAACTAGCCTTCGACTATCTTCTTTATTAATTAGATACCTATCGTGAATGCTATAAGTATCGGTACGCATTTCTTTATAACCGTGACGACTCATCCATTGGTTGAATGAGTATGCCCAATCAAGTAGGACGCCGTCACAATCAGTTAAAATTACCTTTTCTCTCATTAATATTTCTCATCTCTAAAGTCTTTAAAATTTTTGTACTTTTCTTCGTACTTGCTGCGTTTGTTTTTGCGCCGCTTTCCTTTTTCTTTTTCTTTAAAACGATCTTCTTTACGAACATCTTCCCAGTCATCAAATCCAGCGTCACGGATATCTTTAAAACGCTTAGCCATGGTGTCACACTTCCCTTGTTAATCTAGTTTGATCGGAGTGGTAAAGAGATCAGGGAACGCTTCTTCAAGCGTCTTGTATGTAAGACCTTTTACCGATTTATGCGAAATCATATTCTTTGCAAGAATGTCTGCATCTTCATTCATGAGATCTTCTAAAAGACTGATGAATAAAGCTTCACGCTTAAGTTGAGCGATATGATCATAACCACCGCCTTTTACGAAAATACGTAAACGACGAGCTTCACGATACAGCATAGTATGTGCATCGGTTAGCTTATTGTACCTCCACGGCGGAGGAGTTTCAGGTAATAGAAACTCAACATCCTTATCATAAATGAGTCTAACTACTTGTCGAAAAGGTTGCGAATCATTCTTTCGAAGAAAGTCAATCTTATCTTGCTTTTTAGTTAGTTTACCCATCTCAGCTAGTATTTCTGAGACTGCCAATTTAATTGCCATTATTAAAAATCCTGTATGTCAGTAATTAAGTTCTTGAGTTTCTTCTTTACAAAGTAATTGAATAGATGTTCTCTGCCAATTTTCTTATCGATGTTGAACTGCTCAAGAATCTTTTCTTGGTATTCTGAAGGTATCTGAGAAAGATCAATCATTTTCTTGTTTCGATTATATCTTAACTTTGTTTCTTCATCCATAGAGCCTTCAGGATCACCTAAGAAAGCAGTGATACGCTTTTTAGTCATAGGCTTTTGACGCTCACCAATAGCTAAACAGTTGTCGCTGCTTAGAATATTTGGTACTCCATCACCGACATCACCTTTTAGAACATGTTCCTGAAGGTATTTATCAGGGCTATCACTTCTTACCCACTTTTTCAACACAGGATTGTATTGATCTACATTAGCATATGTGTGGAGCTGAATAAAGTCTTTGTCACCAGATAAGATGAGATACTTTTCAGATCCTATGTTAAGATCAGTACCTACCTCATTAATAACAGTACCAATGATGTCATCGGCTTCGCAACGATCTACACTGATTACTTTGTATGGGAAGAACTCGTCGATCTCAGAACGAATACGATGAATCGATTCGAACAACTTATTCCAATCGAGTTCAGACTCGTCTCGAGACTTCTTACGATTCGCTTTGTAGTAAGGGAAGTAATCTCGCCGCCATACATCTTTGTTGTCAACGCAGATGATGATCTCGCCGTACTCATTGTGGAACTTTTTTCGATTGAATCGAATCGAATTGAGGAACATGTGGCGTAGAAGATTTTCATCCACGTCCATGTCAGTGTGGTTACCAATCCCAGCGAAGAGACTGGCCAGCATTACCTGATTATAGTCAACTAAAATAGCCATAATTTATTCCATTGTCAAATTGAAGTACCATTATACCACAGCTGGGCTCAACTGTCAACTGTTATTTTGTTTAAACCTAGAAAGAACCGCGGTCCACATGGTTTGGAACGAAGGAATATTGTTTCTTGCTAAATTAAATCGATCTGAGTATGTAAACCCATGAAAGTAATTTGGATCATTGACCATAGTCTGAACAACCTGGCGAGCTACTGAGAATGCATAGTTAGCATGAACCTGTGGATCTTCGTTAAAGTCATACATGACTGTGGAGTTCGATGCAGTCTCTGTCAGTGCTCCATAGTTTGGATGGATACAAAGTACCTGAGACTTGATTGCCTCGATCAAAGCGATACATGAAGTCTCAGTCCAAATACACGGATACAAGAAGATGTGTGAGTTATCCAATGCTTCAAGTACCACTTCATTTGGCTGTGCACCATGGTAAGTCATCTGAGGATGTGTTTCAATCCGCTTGAACAAACCTTCATAAGAAGCATTTCGCTCAGGCCAACCATAAATGTCAAAGCTTGAGAATACATCAAGATGAATATTCGAAAACTCTTTAGACAAAGCTTCGAAGATAGGAATCAGTAGCTCGAGGCCACGATGTGGTGTTGTATGATAAACGAATCGAATCGTCTCCATATCTTTTTGACGTGGGCTATATTCCTTCTCGACAGCATTATGGATGACTGCGCACTTTGAAAATGGAATACCAAATCTCAGAATGTATTGATCTCGTTGCCACGCTGATACAAAAACAAAATGGTCAAACTTTTCCCATCCGCCATCACTTAAGATTTTGTTTTCTGGGTCTTCTGCTAAATCGTGACACCAAAGGATATTCGGTACATCATCATATAGCTCCCTGGGTCGAGACAAATGAACTGCCACATTTTCCAATAAAGACTTATCGATATTCTTGATCAGTCTTGTTCTCATCTGCTCAGTACCACCCCACGAGTTCATAGACAACTCTGTGTCAATTACTTCGCCTTTGTAGATACAACTCATAATTCTAATACTCCATACGTTTTATGACTCTCACGGTCATTGTCAAAAATTTCTTCTAGGGTCATTTTGCTGCCTTTTAGTTCCCACCATGCTTTAATAAACTCGTAGGAATAAATTGCAGACTGAGCCTGCTTGTTGTAATAGTATATATTCTTCGAGCGGAAGTCAGTTACATTTTGATTAAACAAAGGGAATGACACCACTAGCCCGAAGCCATGCAATACATTGTTTTCAAAAGAAGGAGGAGCTGCTAATGGCATCCTAATGTGAATTTGCCTTTTGGGCGAATCGAAATAGTAGTCAACAATCTTTTGTGCATATTCTCGCTTGAGCATATAACATTGCAGACCATGATCCCACATCTTACGTCTACGAGGTACCATTGCTGGATATTCGTTGTCTACGTCATAGGGATATTCAAATACATTACATAGATGTAAAGCACCCCACGAATCACCACATCTGTCGATAAACTCCTGCAACGTAAAGGGCCAATGCTCTATTGCAGAGAAATCTACATCGTCTTCGAAAAAGATTCCTGCAGGTTCATCGGTGTTTTCTAGCCACCACTTGATTGTAAGTAGGTGAGAAGAAGTAACGCCAGGTGTAATACCTTTGATGAGCTCTGGGTCTCCAACAAAAGGTATCGGATCTGGATCTTCAGTATACCGCTTATAGGTATGCATATGTATGTTAGGAATACCTAAGTTCCGAAAATGTTCTTCGGTATATTCCTTACGGTCAACGCACTCAGCTAGATTTATCACATTGGGAATCGGTATTCCCTCGAGTTTCTTCGATAACATATTGTTCACTTAATTCTTCAAAAATATTATTTAGCACATCATGAAAATTACGAATGCTTCCATTATTATGTATACGATATGTGAGGATGTTGAGTTCCTCAGGCAACACATATTGACTTTCAATTTCCGTCGACTCGTTAATAGTAAATGTTTTACGTAGTCTACCATTAAAGTAACGACGAGAATCTGTAGAATAGTCATGCCCTTCACGAGTAAGCTGAACGATTACAATATTTTCAGCACCTACTCGTTCGACCAAAGGTTGAAGCTCTTCTACGAATCCACCATCAGCAATAGCATAATGATTACCATCTTCGATTTCTTCAGCAACTGTACGACCAAAGTAATCTAAGCCTTTCTTTGGCTTAAGGATATCTTCCGACACGTATATCATAGCTTCGCGACGAGACATATCATTCAAAGCAACCTCTTGCTTTTCCTTAGTGGTTCGATCATCGTAACCTTCCATGAACCACTGCTCATCAACTTCAAAGTGATTAATGGTTTCTTTGAATAGCTGATACTTAAAGGATAGATTACCAAAGCCAAAGTTTTCTTTATAGAAAGCAGCAGCTTCATCTTTACCTGAGCCCGGAGGCCCGTTGAATATTACTATCATAAGTCGTTCCTATATTCGAATCCAAACTTACATATGTAGTATGCATCTACTACGTCTGAAATAGGATTCCAAGTTTTAGTTTTAATTCCAAGTTCGTCTCTTATATCGACACCACATTCTTCTTCGAATGCTTCCACCATACGTTCTTTATTTGCATTACCTTTGCCGGTGGCGAACTTCTTAATCTCAGTAGGAGCTGGCGTTAATACGGTTAGACCAGTCTCCCATAGTTTGAGTTTTAAGATTCCTGCGTTTTCTGCGATCTGGAAGACTCTTCCGACAGCACCAAATGCATATCCTTCAAGAGCAACTCGAGTGACGTTCGATCTAGATAAATGACCGACTGACCAATTGGCCAAGTTTGTAAAACGCTGGACATCATGATTCCAGTGTGGATATTCTTCACCAATGTACTGCTTAGTTTTTTGAGCCAACTTATCATTTTTTACCAAGTAATAAAATTTGCAATTTGAGTACGACCAAGTTTCACCTTCGTGGATACATAGTGCTGGGCTTGTTAAGCTGTAATCGATTCCAGCTACTGCCATTGTTATCTCCATTCATAATATACGATAGAGATATTTATCACTCTGCTCTATAGAAGATATGAGAACCAATGTGACCTACTAAACTAAACCGCGTACGCCACGAAGGTTCTACATAAGTCGCATGATAGTGTGTTGCACCTTCAGTGATACCTCGATACAGACCACCTTCGATCATTTGATATGCAACGAGCCGGCTTTCAGCCCAAGCATCCATATCAGTAGGATCATCACTACGACCATCACAATACCAACTAAACTGGCATTTGTTTCGAACAGGTACTTCACGCCCTTGCTCAAGATGCCACTTACTTAATACAGCTTGCTTTACAACACCACAAATTGTATTAGGATAGCGATTATCATTAACACGATTCAGTACAACATCTGATACAGCAAACTTACCAGCAAGATTCTCACTACGAGCTTCGTGGTAAACATTCAGTGCAAGACAATACTCGTCGTCACTGATTACTTGAGCATCTGCAACATACGATTGAGCGAAGAAGTATAACAATATGATTGCTATACCAGCATGAGTTCTAGTAATTTTCATGCTTGTTTCGTTATGCTGTATGCATTAAGCAATTCTTCATCAGACATACGCTTTCCAAACGTATGAATAAGTTTACCATTCTGAAAACGTTCGATATAACCAGCATTGTATTCAATGTCAGTTACACTCTTAGTCATACCAGCGGTATCGTCAGGACGATCATCGTAGTACATAGAATCCATAGAATGTGTATGGATGCAAGCAGCACCACGAGACCATTCAAGCGCTTCTTGCATCATGGCAAAATCTTCAACCATCTTAGTATATTGTGTCATAGTTTTTCTCCACTACTTCCATTGTCCATCGGTCGAAGACTGTTTCACATTCAGTACATTTCCAATAACTGACACCATCGTGTTTACCTTGGATTTCTATTCCAACTACGTTCTTACCAAAATGCTTTGGTGACTTATGAGTACATCCATACAATGCTGCGGTCTGTACTGCTTTCCTACGAGAGTAACCTTGACTCTCAAAGTACTCTGTGATTGTTTCGTCTTCTTCCCAATCAGTGTTACAACTTGGGCAGTTCTTACCTGCTGCCATCGTAAAACTCCTCTAAGTGTTTATGCTCATTTCAGTTTCCACGTCAATTCGATACGTTCTTCGCCGGACTCACCCCAAAACCATTCGCATCCACACTCTTCGATAATAGGAAGAATTGCTTTGAGATTCTTAACACCTTCAGCACTACCATCGAAGCAAAAAGTACTATCGTCTTGTTGTTCAGGCGTGTTGCAAACAAACCCAGGCTGACTCGTATCGTAATCATCGGTGTTTAGATTCGAGTAGCTCATGCCTGTGCCGTTACACTCAGCGCAATCTTCGTCATCCTCGTCGTATCCCTCACCATCACAGAACTCACATTCTGCTTCGTCATCATCATATACTTCGCAGTCTTGGCTATGATTAAAGAGAACTTTTGAAAAGTCAATTTCTGTCCCATCATCAAATTCAAAAGGAACGTCCTCCCAAGCACATGTTTGGCAGCAGTAATGATTCCATCCTACATACCAGCCTTCTTCACGAAGACGTTCTTGAAGCTTACGAAATCCGTTCATGCCAGCTTACCTAAAATCCAAGGAAGTACGTCATCACAATAGATGTCCATAATTTCTTGAGCAGTAAAGCCGAAGCCCTGCATATGATCGATGAACTGATCTTGATCAATTTCTTCTTTCGAAGCTCGTTCAACGATATCTAGAACGAGTTCACCAAGTTCACCTTCTAAATAATACGAAGGAACAGCTGCGTTAAGATGAAGTTTAGTAATCATATCATTGTTATCCATGTTGAGGCTGCTACAGCAAGTATACACATAAAGACAGGAATCATGATGAGACCTACAGTTCGAAATATTAGATCTCTCATGCAAATAACTCCTGTTGAACTGGGGCTGAAAGGTTTTTAGGACGTAGCATCTTCATCATGTTACTGTTGATGTAGTGACCACGTCCCTTTTCAGTACGAATCATGTAATAGTCAGCATTCTTACGAGGATCGCCAGTAGGTAAGTCTCGATTGATATAAGCAACATGACCTTGAATCGTACCTGCGCCACCAGTCCACTCAACCTTGTCACCTACATCAGCGAAGTCACAGTTGACTTTCCAATTGCCATCCTGCTTGATAACCAAAGCTTTTGGATTAGGATAAGTCAAACGAACAGTTTCAGCCATACGCTTATCAGTGAAAGGACCTGCTTTACGAAAACCATTACAAACTAGAAAGAACATATAAAAACCTTATCAATTAATTTATGAGTACCATTCTAACAGGATTTTTGCCGCTTGTACACCTTTTTTTCACTTTTTTTAGATCATTTAGGAATAAGGATATAACTAAAGTGAATAAGGGTCATCTTCCCATTCTGGAGATCTCTTTAGCTTGCTCGGTTCCTCGCATGACTGGGACTGCGTTGGACTTGTGCATTGTAGCGATTCCGATGACGAGGTCTCCTGTGTACTGCTGTCGTTCTGATCTTCCTGCCGACTGGCCAGGCGCAAGCTTGTTCGGCGCTGGGAGGCTTGACGATGGATAGTGCGGTGTCTCGCGGCGATACGATGTGTTCGGTTCATAAGCTTTGAATTCCTTTTTTACTGTTACTTTACCGTGGCAATAATCGAGATATTCTTCGAACGTATCATAGCGCAAATCATGATTGCCGGATTGTTTCATTTGCTTGTTGTGAGTGCGCCAAGCTAGCTGAAGCTCATTAATACGACCTTTAGTTAGCTTACGCTTGGGTTTACGAGTATTGAGAGAGTTGGCCCCTCGGATTAGATGCATAGTCATTATACAGATCTCCACGATTCAATATTTTCTATTATACCAGGATCTGACATGATTGTCAACTGTTTATTTCAATTAAACAGTAAAACTTTCACCACAGCCACATTCTGCTGCTACATTTGGGTTTCTAAACACAAATCCTTCGTTTAATCCGGTACGAATAAAGTCTACTGCAGTTCCGTCTATGTACACATTACTTTTAGGATCTACGAATACATCTACATCACCGCATTTAGATATTATATCATCTTCTTGTGGAATGTCAACAAATTCTATAATATATGCTAGGCCAGAGCATCCGGTGGTTGTTACACCAAGACGGATACCTGCCCCTTTATTACGAGCTTTAAGACTCTTAATAGCATGTTCTTGAGCTTTTTGTGACATAGTAATCATATTACTTTGCTTCTTTTGCGCTCTTTTTTTCCATCAGAATGACTGCTTTGTCGTACTTAGCTTTGTCAACGATACCTTCTGATAGGAGTCGTTCACGATTGACCAAGTGAGCTGCTTGAGTCTCTTCCTTACTTCCACCGAAATAAGGTACACAATGACCTTCTTCAGCCATGATCTCAGTCACTCGGCACCAACGGTCATTCTTTCCATCGTAGACTTCGAAGTCACCAAGTACTCGACCGAACTTACCTTTCATGTCTTCGCCATGCTTGTCTTCGGTCGTCATTAGTTTAGCACCACCTTTCAGTAATACTTTCAAGCGAGCCTTTGCAGCTTCACCGAATAAATCTTCGACCCTATCACTAGTACGTGACTCGGGTGTATCGATACCCATGATCCGTACGCGCTCGTCTGTGAGCGTAATGCCGAAGCCTAAATCAATGTCTACGTCTACCGTATCTCCATCGACTACCTTGAGTACTTTTACATCGTACTTATTGTGCTGCATTTTATTATTCTCCTTTAACTAAATTTTTTTTGTAACCATTTGAATGTTGCGTATATGGATAAACCATAAAATGCTAACACGCTCATTGGTAGTGCAATGTAAGCGAGTTCCCAAGGACTTAAAAATAATACTTGCCACGTAAAATCAGCTACTGCTTGCGCATCACCGATATCTGCCATTTCCATAGAACCTAACTCATCAGTCAATTCAACTTCATGTTCGTTTACAAAGTCAAACCACTGTTCGCTGGTAAGACACACCATATCATCAGGACATTGATGTGCTTGGACTACTTGTTCCATCAGTAATCTACTTTTCGCCTCGTAAGCTCATTGCGAATTTTTTGCTTGAGCTTTGGCAAAGTGTTGCGACCTTCAAGAGCATTCTTCAGCTCGTCAGTCGAAATATTTTTAATGTAAGATCGTCGTGTTTCAGTCTTACCAGATTGTCGGTCTTTAACAACAGTGTCTTCTTTATATTTAATAGGCATTATACTTCCTCATGTTTTTGTCTATAGTCATTTACTGCAGCTTTGATTGCGTCTTCTGCAAGTACACTACAGTGGATTTTAACTGGTGGGAGGGCAAGCTCTGAAGCAAGGTCTGTGTTCTTAATCGCTTCAGCTTCATCAAGACTTCTTCCTTTAACCCATTCGGTAAGCAAGCTGGAAGACGCGATAGCACTTCCGCATCCGTAAGTTTTGAACTTTGCATCTAATATCACTCCATCTTTTACTTGTATTTGTAACTTCATAACATCGCCACATGCCGGAGCACCGACCATGCCTGTTCCTACATCATCATCTTTCTCGTCCATCCTACCGACATTGCGAGGATTTTCATAATGATCTATCACTTTATCAGAGTACGCCACTTGGAATCCTTAAGTGTTTTTTAAGATTGTTAAGATTACCTATGTAATTACCGTCAGAGAAAATATGAGGCATAGTTCGAGTATCGCAACCGGTTGCTACTAGTTCTTTATAATACATGGTAATTCCTGCATCATAGTATTGATACGGCTTTCCATATTTCCTACATTCTTTTACAGCTTGTGTACAGTACCCACATCCGCGAGTACCATAAATCTTAATCATTGCCAAATTCCTCCACCACTGAAAAATCCAAAAAAAGTAAAACTTAATAATGCTAGTGCTGCTATTAGTCCATACCAAGTTTCTGAATCCGACCAATCTTGTCCCGCTTGGATTTGTTTATAGCGAGGTTTTTTCTTTGGCATTGCTTCGTCCTGAGTTAAGTTAGATCTTCACCATACCTGCCTCGTTCACGATTACCATCACCATTAAGCTCAGTATGATCCTGTTGCTTATGTTTTTGATTTTTATCATTCCAGTCAAACTTCTCAGCTGCTTTAGGATACCGAGTTTCTGCTGGATGAATAGTTTGCCCAGGATCGTAAGGTCGTTCAGTAGGATTATCAGACTCGTAAGCTAAGTCTCTATCCTTTGAACCGAATATACGATCCCACCCATCTTCATATTTTTTCGTTGCGGCTTTGCTTTTGATAGCATCGCCAGTAATATCGTTTTTTGCTGCCACCGTCTTTCCTCAGATTTTCGCGCTACGGTACATTCTACCGCCCTTAATCGTATCTCGACGAAGTTCAAATGAGAGTCCACACTCTGCAAAGATTTCTTCGAGGTCCTCTTCCCAACGCCAATAAGTTTTTTGAAAACGATCGTACACATAATCGTCTGGCGTTGGTTCCGTATCACCATTAGCAGCAGGTGGTGCCCCGCCAAACGTCGAAAACATAGCTGACGTTGGATGATCATCCAATGCTTCTCTTACATTGCGCAAACCAATTCGTAGTTTCTCATCATTGACATGCGGCCATAGAGAATAAGCCCAAACAATATGTACTTTCTCATCGCCTAAAGACGAAAGGTCAAAATTATCATTGACAATAAACCTAGGCTTTTGAGCTTCGAGAACTTTAGGATTAATCTCGTGGTTAAGACCATAATCAATAATCCTTTGATTCGTATCAAGACCAATATACTTACCAGTACCGTGAGTCTTAATTAGTCGTGCACCAAGTCGTAAAGACCCACAACCTAAATCTAAAAAGATTTTATCTTTGTCGTAAGCCATTAGCTCGTCATTAATAAAATCCCATTGCCATTTCTGAACTTCGGGCCAGTTACCACCTACCCATCGTCTATATTGCTCCATACCGTAGTGTGGATCAACTGCTTCTTCACTCATTATCTAATCTCCCGGTTGCTTTTCTTTCCAATCATTAATGAATCGTAATTTACGCTCGTGGCTCCAACCGTCTGGACCTTCTGACAAGTATTTATTGTCATCGTCAAATAGTTCAAGCATACGAGCCTGATCAACGATTTGTTCATCAACAATTTCTTCTCCCAAGTATTTTTGAGAGAACTCTTTCAGCTCTTGTGCATGAACAGCTTCACCTGCCCACTGCTTTGCAAGTTCAGCGGTTAGCTCAACTTCCTCATTAAAAGATTGAAGTGCTTCAGTTGGTATAACGTAACGTTGTCTAAAACTCGTTGTGCACGTTAATACAACATACTGACCTTCAAGTTCGCTCTTCATTATGTACTCCTATAATATAAAAATAATAGCTAAAATAAACCCCACATTCAAACCAATAGAACAAACAGTGATAAAGTCTTTAGTAAAACTTCTCTGCTCGAACTCTACAGTTTTGGGCATGTAACTCCTAGTCGTTGTAATTGATGGATTTCGTCAACTTTTGTTTCTCAGTAATCTTATCCTGAGCTTGCTGAGAAACAACAGCGGTTATTCCCCCGAACACCATAGGACACATCATAACGCTAAGAATACCTAACAATAACCCTAGGTTTTCCACTTAGCTTTTTCCTCACCCTTAATCAGTTTACGAGTACTATTGGGCGCACCAAAGTCTCGCTCATAAACTGTTTTCCCACGATCGGGACTTTCATAAATTTTAGGAACGCGCTTTACACTATCGTTCATATCAAATCTCCTAATATTTCTGATCGTTCTTTAATCTTCTCTGAATTCTGTATATTATATATTCAGCCTCAGGAAGGTCATCACCCATAAACTCAATAACTTTATCTATCATATCGAGCTTTTCTATTTCATCATGCATGCGCTGAGCATGCCTCAGCCGAGCGTACATCTCAGAAAACTCGTGAGGTCCGAACGGCTTTTTGTTCTTGTTAGAATCTTTTTCGTTCACTTCAGCCAACCAATTTTCAGACCAGCCGCTTTGCGTCGGTCGTACTCCTCAACAGAACCTGGATATCTCCAAGCCCATACAAGCCAAAATAACATGAATAAACCTATACCGATAATTGCTGCCGGCTTAAGTTGTAGGTATATAAGCCAAGCAAAAGAAAAAGCCATACATGCTGCCATAATATACTTTGCTTTTGTTGGGTAGATTCTCTTCTCAGTCCATGCTCGAACGTATGGACCAAACGTTGGATGTTCCCAAATCCACTGTTGTAAAGCTGGAGAGCCTTTACTGAAACACCATAGCGCAAGTAGCAAGAAAGATGTTGTAGGAATGCCGGGTACCAGTACTCCAATGTAAGCCATTCCCACCGATACTAGACCGGCGCCCCGCCACAAATATTTTGTTACGCTATTCATAATTTATACTACTCCTTTGGTTCAGATGCTTTTCGGCGTCTCCTTTTGGGTTTCGGCTTTTCGGCCTCTTCCTCTTCTTGTAATTTAAGCTGTAAGGCTTCTGCCTTCAACCGTATGCGTCCTGTTACCTCGTCTCCATTCAACCAAATGTCTTTGTTATTAAACATCAGTTGAAGTTCTTCCTCGGTGAGAAATCCATCGTAGAAATCTCGGAACATATTCTCGGACCATTCTGCTTCATATTTAAGCTGATCCATCATTTCACCACCCTTTCCAAATGTACCACCACTATAGTTATGGAACATAAACATCGAGTGGTCAGATACTTCTACAAGGTCAGCTTGTAAAAATATAATCGTAGCTGCTGACATACACTGTCCTTCAACTGAGCATACGATAGTAGCTGCTGTCTCTTGTAAAGCTCGAACGATTTGTAAAGTCGTTAATAGATTACCACCATTTGAATTAATGTGAATCTTAACAACATCGTTTTCGCTACAATTACGAATGGTATCCAGCCAGTCGGTATAATCTTCAGGTGAACCTATCTCATAAAGATAGAATGAGTGCATCATTGAACCTGCTCGTGAATAGAACGGAGGTCCTCCCCCTAGCACTTTACCTAAATCGATTTTTTGTTGATCGTTACTTCTCATGTTATACTGGTCTCCTAGACATCACAGTGGTTAAACCTTTTGTTTCTTGTAGGTATTTATCTTCTACACCAGCATGTTGATCGAGTATTTCCGGACCACCGAAGACATCAATTGCCCGTCCTTGTCGTACGTATAATCCACTATCTGCTGTACTCCGTCCTTCGGAAGAGTTGTTACTACTTGCTTCCTCATTCCTTCCTGACTCTTTATCGGCATCGGCTCTTGGCTCTTCTGATACATCATGTCCGTTGCCGGTGCTCCCGTCGCTGCTATTTCCGTCATCGATATCCATCCTCATTATTTGATCTTCGTTGACCAATGGGTTAATTTTAAGTCTATCTCTTTTGAATGCACCTGTCGATACAATCAAAAGCATGATAGCTAGTGGATCAAAAACTACAACTAGTAATATGATAATCCAACGTACTGCCACATCAAAATAATCAGCTGCATTTTCTTTTCCATATACAAATTCAGCAATATATTTTAAAGGACCAATCTCAACCTCGAGCTCAAGCCTTTCTTGTTGTAGAGGCGCGAGTTCCGTTTGGAGTTCTTCAATGCGTATGTACGCAACATCGATGCTCTCGTTGAGGCCTTTCCTTTCTTCTGCTTGACCTTGACGAGTTGCAATCGAACCTGAAGGACCTCGAATTCTGTCGTATTCGATAAGTGTTTGAACTTGAGAATCCAGTTGCGAGAGTACCGTTTCTGAGTCTGTAATGATTGACTGCTGCCTTGCAATCTGTCTCTCCAAGTTTTGCATTTGTAATTCATTGTTGCCTCCAGCTTTCACAGACTGTTCGATGTGAGCTTTTGAAAGATAACCAAATATGCCCATACTAGTTATGAACATGAGTATTAATATTGCTGTGGTAAAGTATGCACGTGTAAGTACATTAATCCTTTCCCACTCATAGTGTAGCCAAGCTGCACTGACAAGTTTACCTATTTCAAGTACACCAGCCATAATCATTACTGATAAGGCGGCACCACTAAAAATAGTCATGATGCCGACGATACTAAACCAAGCAGCACATGCCGCTAAAAGAATTGCAGTAAATAAAGTTAGCCACTTCATTTTAAGTATCCTTTGTTTACCTCGCTATCTCTATTTAACATAGTTGAAAGCTTCCTTAAGAGCCTCGACCAACTCTTCCATCATACCATTGGTGTGAAGTGGTGTCGGTGTAATTCTAAGCCGCTCTGTACCCACAGCGACTGTTGGATAATTAATTGGTTGAATATAAATTCCATGTACATTTAGTAACCTATCTGATATTTCTTTACATCGCTTAGCATCCCCTACCATTATCGGTAATATGTGAGTGCAAGCGGATTCGTGTATATCGAGCCCTGCTTCCTTTATCATTGCTGTAAGTAATGCTGCTCGCTCTTGGTGTTTTTGTCTGAGTTCGTCGTGGCTACGAAGATATCGTATTGACGCGATGTTTCCGGCACATACAACAGGTGACGTGCTTGTGGTGAAGATGAAGCCGGATGCGATTGATCGAATAGCATCAATAACAATACTATCACCAGCAATATAACCTCCGTGGCCACCAAACGCTTTTCCCAAGGTTCCATTAATAATATCTACCCTCTTTTCTCCTATCTTTTCGCAGTATCCTCCGCCAGTGTCTCCATAAAGTCCTACTGCATGAACCTCATCAATGTAAGTCATAGCGCCGTACTCGCCGGCAAGATCACATATTTCTTTTATGGGTGCTACATCACCATCCATACTGTAAACACTCTCAAACACAACACACGGAATCTTGCCTTCAGCTCGTGTTTTTTGTAAAGCTGATTTGAGCTCATCCATATTGTTATGTTCAAATAATATTTTATCTGCGCCAGAGTGTTTAATGCCCATGATAATACTAGCATGATTCATTGTATCACTTACAAAGCAAATATTAGGAATGATTTTTGATAAAGCGATGAGAGCCCATTCGTTTGCAACATAGGCTGAGGTGAAAAGTAAAGCAGACTCGGTAGCATGCAATAGTGCTAATTCTTTTTCCAACGTTACATGATAATGTGATGTTCCACCGATGTTACGAGTACCACCACTACCAGCGCCAGTTTTGTCAAGAGCTGTTTGCATGGCCGTGATTACATGGTGATTCTGTCCCATGCAAAGATAATCGTTCGAACACCAATTGACTATAGACCGTGGCGAGTATTTACCATACCACGTTGCTTTAGGAAAGCCACCTCGCTCTCTTACAATATCATTGAAGACTCGATAATTGCCTTCAGCTTTGAGTTGATCTACTACGTCTTGAAATTTTTGTTTATTAATCATCAACTTGTTCCCAAATATTATCAGCGGTAAACCGAAAAGTGCCGATACATTCAAATCGATTCCAATTATCAATTATGCTGAGCATGTGTTCATTATTATCTCTATACAAGTAATATATATGCCCAACACGAGGAACAAAATTATACTTAGCATTGTATACGAGTTGCGTTAACTCAGCCACCCTTTTCAGTTCTTCATATTCCCTATTGAGTTGTGCTAACCTTTCCTCGAAATATCGAGCTGCATTAGTCCCTCGTTCGGAGCGGAATAAGTCAGTGTCCGGCAGGGTGATAGCCGGCGCACTGACATTACTTCCATAGGATAATAGGCCTGGATTCTCAGGCAGCGTATGCGTCATCCCAGTTACCTGACAGACCTGCTACTTCATATTCTGTCACACGATTCTCAAAGAAGTTAGTGTGATCAGCTCCATTCAAAACCCACTCAAGCCAAGGTAGAGGATTCTCTTTGACTTTAAAGTTTGGTTTCATTCCAAGTTGTAGCAATCTCCTATCGGTAATATAGCGAATGTATTCTTTTACTTCTGAAACTTCAAGCCCTTCGATTGTACCGAGCTCATAAGCCAAATCAATAAACTTATCTTCGAGATCAACGATGTCACTAGACATCTCATAGATTTCTTTCTTAAAATCGTTATCAACAACTCGAGCATGCTCCTTACAAAAAGCTTTGAAGAGTTTTGAGTTACCTTCGACATGCATACTTTCATCTCGTATAGACCACTCAACAACCTTGCCCATACCCTTCATCTTACCAAAACGCTGGAAGTTCAGAAGCATTACGAACGAAGCAAATAGTGCTACGCCCTCGTTGAACACTGATTTAGCTAGGGACAATCCAAGCCCTCTGAGAGTGTTTGTATCTGCTTTACGCATGTACTCAATTTTGTCAGCCATTTCTGAATACTCGAGGAATGCATGATACTCGCTATCTGGAAGACCGAGTGTTTCATTGAGTAGAGCATAGGCTCGTTGATGGATGCCTTCCCTTGCAGCAAAAGATCCTAGCATGTTACGTATTTCGTTATTCTTAAACTTAGGAATAAACTGATCATAATAGTTTTGGCCAACAGCAACATCACTCTGAGTAAACAATCTCAATATGTTGATAATGTATTCTTTTTCAGTGGCAGTAATCTTACCACCTTTCCAATCAGCTACATCTTCTGACAGGTCAAGTTCGTCTTCGATCCAATGAGCTTTTTCATGTCGAGTAGTAATCTCAACAGCCCAAGGATAATGAAACGGCTTATAGGTTTCTGAGAACTCTAATAATCCACCTTGCTTCTTAACAAGTTTATCTGAAATTGCCATAAGATCATTATAAGTTCCGATATGCTTATCATCAATAAAGATCTGAGGTACTGACCTGACTGCTTTACCGTTTGACATCTTTTGATAAAATGCAAGTCGTTGCTCCTCATTATCAAGGAGAACTTGAGTAAAACCGAAACCATGTTGTGTAAACCAAGCTTTGGCTTTTTCGCAAAATGGGCAATTGCTCTTAGTGTAAATTAATACTTCCATCTTTTGTTTTATCCTTTAACCTTGGCAGGCCACACATTCGTCTTGTTGTGGCTCGCTACCGTTACTGAAATTTATTGTGTTTGGGTTAATAATGTCGTCTAGTTTTTCACGCTCAACTTTTAGTGACACATTTTCAGCCTTATTAGACGTTTCTGTGCGTAAATAATATAGTCCCTTACAACCTTGTTTCCATGCCTGATAATGAACCTGGTGTAGATCTTTCTTAGTCGCACCGGCCGGGAAGAACACATTAAGTGACTGCCCTTGGCATAGATATTTTTGACGATCAGCTGCTAGACGAATAAGTGATAACTGATCAAGTTCAATAGCAGTTTTAAACACTGCTTTGGTGTGATCGTCAAGGAAGTCGAGATGCTGAACAGATCCACCATTTGTAATGATCATGCTCCAGACCTCTTCTGTATTTTTACCAATCTTCTCGAGCTCTTCTTCGAGATAGGAATTTTTATTTAGGTGAGAACCCACTCGTGTACGAGAAGTAAATGCATTTGCTTTCCAAGGTTCAATACTTGGAGATGTGTTTACAATCATAGATGAGTTAGCGTTAGGTGCAATAGCAAGCATGTGAGCATTACGACGACCAGTTCCTTCCATATCAGGAGCTTCACCGCGGCGCTTACCCATTTCAAGAGTAGCTTCAACAGCCTTTGCTTTAATGTAAGAGAAGATTGCGTTATTATGTGCAACAGCTTGTGGGCTATCAAAAGGAATACGATTCTTTTGGAAATAAGAATGCATGCCCATAGCGCCAAGACCTAATGAACGTTCTTGTTGAGCTGAGTATCGAGCTCGAGCAATCTCATCACCTGCATTATCAATAAAGAATTGAAGTACGTTATCAAGGAATACTATTAAGTCTTTAACCATAGGAGTATCTTTCCACTCGTCATAAGCTTCAAGATTTACTGATGATAAACAACAAACCGCAGTACGATCCTCGCTGGTCACAAGGTGAATTTCATTACATAGATTCGATCCCCGAATCTTCATACCTTTTTGCTTTTGAGCGTCAGGCAAAGCAGCATTAGCTGTATCGATAAAGTTGAGGTAAGGCTCACCAGTACGATAACGAGTCTCGAGAATATGTTCCCATAGCCGACGAGCCTGAACAGTTTCACGTACATCGTTACCAGCAGGATCACGTAATTCCCAATCAGCATTCTGCTCAACTGCACGCATGAAGTTATCTGTAATGTTAACAGCATGGTGGAGGTTCAGATTCTTACGATTCACGTCACCAGTAGGAATACGCATGTTAACAAACTCAGTAATATCTGGATGATCAACATCCATATATGCCGCGTACGAACCCTTCCGCGTACGTCCTTGTCGATAAGCAACCATGTCAGCATCGACAGTATGTAGGAATGGCATAGGGCCTGGTGCTTTGTTTGATACAGCACGAATGTCTGACCAATGACCACCGACACCACCACCTTTTACAGACAACCAACGCAATTCTGCTGAGTGGTCGATTAGGCCATCCAATGTATCTGGAACGTAAGTAAGAAAGCAGCTAATGGGTAACGCCTTTACTTGTTCTCCTTTAATAGGAGCATTCGAGAGAACAGGAGAAGCATACATAAACCAACCTTTAGATACGTAATCGTAGATCCGCTGTGCAAGTCCTTTATTACCACTACAATAAGCAACTGCTGCTCTAGCAAATGCATGTTGAGGAGACTTTTCATCATCCCGACAATAATAGTCTTTCAATAATTTAAATGATTGTTCTGATAACAGCTTATCTCTTTTAGTTTCGATTTCGATACCTAAGTGCTGCATTTTACTATTCTCCTTAAAATTAATTTTTGCTCACATAAGATTCCGCCAACGGGAATACTTCTGCAATAACCTTTGCAACCTCTCTTGCGAGCTCCATATGTTCTTTCTGCGTACCATGTCCACTTCGTAATTGAATGAAGTGTATCCAAGAACGTATTGTTCCATTGGCATATAACCGCGAAACTGTGTTACCTTCAGGTAGGACCGCTCGAGCCTGTTCTTTTGCAATACCATTTTCGATAGCCCAACGGTAAGCTTTCTTTACCTGCATGATAACTTTCAGTTGTTCTTCTTCCCACCTTTCATGTAGATAATCACTGTCAGTTTCTACTGAGTTCTGTCTATTCTTAAGATCTTGCAGACGAGCTTCTCTTATAACAAAGTCCAAATCTTCTGTTGGATCTGCATATCGTTGACTGAACTCTTGAAAACTAAAACTACGATGTCTTAAGAACTGTCTTGCTATATCTCTTGTTGTTTCAACTTCTAAACATGCACTTACCATTTCAAACGGTGACCAATGAGCATGCTTTGCTAAGTAACGCAACAGCTTCTCGCTCGTCTCTGAGTTAAATTGGTTTGTGGGATTACTTACTCGTGCACAGAATGCTATTAGGTCTTCCGCATCGGTAAGACCTTCATCTAATATCTCTTCTGCTGGTTGTGAGTAACTTACTAAACGCACTTTCATTATGTTTTTCTCCATTCCATAAATTTCAATTTTGCTTCCAGTCCTTTGTAAACATTATCTCGTATAACACCCTGAACATCTGTTAAACCATTCAGGTACATCTCGTTGATATCTTTACCGGGCACATTAGAGGGCCATATAACGATCTTATAGCCTTGATCAATTACCTTCGCCATCCTTTTATGTATTTCCAGATTACGCGGCTCAGCGTCGAATACAAAGACTGCATTGTCGGCTGCACGCCTCAGTGCTTTGGTACTACCTTCCGCACCGTTCATGGCCACTGAGTTTTTCACGAAGAAACTATCAATGGCACCTTCTACTACGTAATATTGACGATTGAAATCAACAGTATCCAATCCGAAGATCTTGGGGCGATCATCGAACATGATAGTGATGTATCGTATACCCTTAGGATCAAACCCACGAGCTGATACACCAAAAACCTTCTTGTGTTCGTCTAAGAAGGGAATTACTAATCGAGGTTCGTCTTTATCTACCTTTTCGAATTTATTTGGGACGATACTGTTGATCCATCCTTTGAACTTTGGCGTGTAGTAAAGACGATAGTGGTGATTCGCTGGAATCTTCCTCTTTTCTATATAGGCTTTTACGGGATGATTCCATGCCAATTGTGAAGCTTTTTTGATACTTTTTAAAGGATTTTTTTCGAACCTCGGAGCTTCAAACTTAGTTGTCTCGAGGATAGGTTTCGTATTAGCATCTGGCTTTTTAAGAAACTTATCAGCAACCCAGTCATTGTACATCATAGGATCTTGGCTCTTAAGGAAGTAAGAGAAAGACATAGATGCACCACAGTTATGACAGTAGTATTGGAACTGACTGTCACGTTCAAGTAACCAACCACGAGCTTTAGAGCGAGACTTTTTACTGTCACCACAGATAGGGCAACGGAAGTTAATCTTATATGGATTGGTGTTACGTATCTTAAAGTTATCTAGCCGGCCGGCCAGTTGCTGAGCATATTGCAGGTCTACAAATTCTAACATAATATAAAGAACACTATTGTTTAAGTTGGTAAGAGGATTATAACAGGTCTAGGTGCAAATGTCAACCAATAAATGACATTAAATCAAATTCAGAAGCCATAGTGAGCACGAAAGCAACCGTAGCAGCCATACCTAGTATCCACCACTTCCCATTTTCAATCCCCCTCAAGCGGCTCTCCTGATCTTCAGTGGCAGCCTTGAGTTCATTCATACGTAGGTCGAGATTACCGTTGAGCTTACTCAGAGCATCCATAATTTCTTTATTACGTTCGGATCGATTCAGAGCGTTTTGATCGGATAATCTCTTATGATCATCTTTGGAAGCAGCGCGGTATTCTTCGAGACGTTTGTGAAGTACTTTGGTACGAGCAATGTCTTCTTGCTTATGCTCTTCGACATTTTTTTTAATGTCTGATAGTTGATTGTCAAAGTGTTCGATGATTTGTTGCTGAACAGCGACGCCCTTGGCCATATCTGACATTTCTGACATAACCGTGTCGACTTTGTCGAAAAAACGTTCGATTGTTTTGATGTCTTTCTTTATAAGAGCGACATCTGTTTTTAGATGATCTTGATCTGACATCTATCAAATTCTCCAGTGAACTTGGTTATTATATCACCGAATCATTATATTGTCAACTATTTATTTGAAAGGGCTACTTTGATTCGGCCTGTTCTTCTATTTCTTCTGGCTTTTTCTTAGTAGTAACTTCGCGGTAGTATACGATCACCTCTCCGAGTTCACGTATGTACCTACGAAGCTCTTGAACATTACCAGACATAAGTTCATAATCTTTAATTGTAGATGCAATGAAGAGGACATCTCCACCTGTTGCAATCTTAATATCATCGATAAACTTATCTAAGTAAGTGTAGTCTTCAGGCTGGTTGGGATTTTCTTTCTCTTCTTGAGAACAAATCTTAGGCCGGCTGGTTTTAGGAGTACCGTCTTCTTTGAGTTCAGGCTCACCTGCCTCATTGAGTATTGGTACTTTTTTACAAAGGTTTGCCACTCGTGCTTCTGACACGACATACCATTGTGGGGAGTCTAGCTTTAAAGGAGATGGCATTGTAGGTTGAATGATTTCAATCTCTACTGGTTTAGCAATAATCTCAATAGTCTTTTCAGGCTGGGCACCTACACCCCATCGACCTAGTACTGAACAACCACTAATTAGGCTGATCGTCACCAAGAGCAGCAATGTTCTTGCTATCATTCTCTATCTCCTCAAAAATCTTTTTAGTTGCGCTGTTAGTGCGATTCGTAATCAACCCAGGCTTAGCTAACGCAAGCTTGTCAAGATTATGACGGGCAAAGATCGACATATAACGATCTTTCTCAGCATTAATCTCTCGGTTTTTAGACTGGAGGTTGGTTAGCGCTTTTGCCTGTTTCTCAAAGGATTCTCTAACAGCAGCCATTGCAGCTTTTTGTTCTTCAACCGCTCCTTCAAGTTGTACCACATTTCCTTTCAATACAGCGTTATTAGCTTCGAGTATTTGATTTTGTTGATAGAACCAACCTGCAGCTCCACCTAGCGCTAGTATAATTACAAAAAAGATCTGGTACATTATTCTTCCTCAACGCGATAATTTAAGCCGGCATTAGCTCTTACATTAACACTCTTTTTGTCGGCTGTTATAAAATTAAGCTCTTTCCAAGTTTTCTTCAGAATCTTAGGTACACCTTCGTATACTATATCATCTGAATTACCAAACTTAGAATCATAAGACACAGTAATCTTAAACGTAGGCTTAGTGGTCCACCACTTCCATAACCAATGTAAACCTTTAAACGGGGATGCAAGTACTAATACAAGCCCCGTCCAAAGTTTACTACCGAATGATTTCACCCACGAGTACAGCGGTTTCATTGTGAATATTAACCGCCACAGTTAGATGCGTATAGACCTTCTGCCTTAGCGCCAGTACAACCGTACTTCTCTTTAACTGCTTTCAGTACTTTAGCTTTAGAAGCACCTTTACCGTGCATAGCTTTCATTTCTTTAGCAACTTCTTCGTCGTCATCGCTATCATCAGAATCGTCGTCTTCAGACTCGTCTTCGTCATCTTCGTCTTCGTCATCTTCTTCTTTAGCTTCCATCATATCACGATACTTCTCTTCAAGAGCGGTACGGATACGTGCACTCATCTCCTCGTCAAAAGCTTCCTTGAGCTTCAGAGGATTGTTGTCGATCGCCGTAGCGATGATTTTTTCAATAGACATTTCTATTCTCCTTAGTGGAATTTATAACTAGTTTGTTATTTATATAGCTTCCAGTCTCGCCATTAGACGCTCAGCGCGATCACCAACCTGGCGGAACCAAATAGAGTCACGACCTTCTGGTGCAGCACCAGCCCAATCGCCCTCTATCAATTTTGTGTTAAAGTTTTTAAACTTGCTTAAGCGTGGACGTCCAAGATTGAAGAGCATGTTAACCAAGACTTCTTGTACTTCGTCAGGAAAATCTTCCCAGGAGTCGCCGTATAAAACAACACACTCGCTAATGGCGATATTGAGGTCTCGATCAAAGCATTCTCGTACTCGTTCTTCGTCGACAGGAGTTCCAACTGATTGTCCGTGCTCACTATCTTCTTCAAGGACCAAGTGCCCGACTCCGAAGGTTGCATATCCAAGATGATCTTCGTAGATTTCATATACTACACCTTCATCTATTTTAAGTTGTTCAAAAACTCTTTCTTTACTTACAGGGTTCATTTCGTATCCTTGATCAGATCTTTAAATTGTTTCTTTTTGCGACGAGTCATTGCAAGCTTAGGCTGATGCTTTACACTTCGCCCAGGCTCACCTTGATCGCCAACACCTAATCCTGCAATAGCACCACTACCCACACTCATAGTTGGTTCTTCTTCTATTGCCTTTTCAAATAGAATCGAGTACTCTTCCTCGAATGCTTGTAACAGATATACAAGTTCAGAATCATCAAGATCTGAACTTTCGTTAAGCATGCCCGCTTCTTCCATACGAGCTTCTTCTTTGACTAACCACAATGCGGCTGCATATGTTCCTAGGCGAGTACCACCACCCGGAAGTTTAGCAAGTAGTTTCTTAATGTTAAGTATTAACTTATCGAATATACCAAATGCATCACGCTGGGCTTTCCTAACGTAGTCCTTACGCTTGATAAGAATGGTGCCGTCCTTATCTATGATGCCCAGCTTATACGCCTCCCACTGATCAAAAGGCGTAACAAGCCTTCTGATGAATGAGTAAACTAAAAATAGGTCTACTACCATTTAAATTTCCTTGAGTCTGGTGACGATAGCTGAATCGGAATCAATACTATTTGCATTAATCATGATATCATCAAACGCTACAACTTGTGGCATAAAGTTAAGATATTCCACAAATGGCTTTAAGTATTGGTGATACTCATGCAATCTCATAAACAACATATTAGTAGCTTGAGAGCCAAATACATTGTAAAGAACTATGAGATGGTTAAGAATAAGCCTTTCTTTTAAATCGTCATCTAATCGATATCGACTGAAAAGTTTTCGAAGATATTGAAAGCGTTTCATATCTTCTTCAAATTCTGTTATCTCAGTGCACTGTGGATTATCATAGTGCTTCATCGCATATAGTACAAAAGTTGATTCCGTCAATATCATAATGTAAAGTTACTACCTGTGTATTAAGCGTCTGCTACGACTGTATCATCACCAGTTCCGCTAACACCTAAGTCACCAGCAGCAACTGCAGTTACCTTCATAGGTACCAAACACTCTGCAAAGTGACGACTGTTTGCTGTGTGATATAACCACCAGCCTGGACCTGTAATACCCTTAGCACGGTTACCAGCAACAGCTGCTTCGGTCAAGTCGACGAATACGGCATTATCCATATCGTGAGACTTGTTTGTATTACCAGCAGCGGTTTCCAACCACTTAGGCGCAGCGGCCAATGTGTCAGTCTTTCCCCATAGTGCCATTTCTATTCTCCTTGGTTTTTATTATTATTTTTAATAACAGAAATTATTTCAACTGTGCAAATAGCAAGTCAACAAGCTCATCTTTCAGTTTGCGCTTGTCGAGCTCAAGACCAACTTTCCGACCTTCTTCTTCGAGTTGAGTCTTGGTTAATTTTTTCAAAGAAGCTTTAGTTACCTTTGCTTCTTTCTTTGGTGCCGGTTTAGCTTTTGGCTTTTTTGCTTTTGGCTTAGGTGCCGGCGTAGGTTCTACCACTTCTACCACTTCACCTGGCTTGTCAGTCTTAAAAAGACCTAAAACCCAATCTAATAAAAACATAATTTACTCCTAGTATATATTATTTAGCTTCATCTTTTGTCATCGCTTTCTTAATAGCTTTGCGACGTTTATGCAGATACTCATCGGAAGAATCGACATCGCCATCGTTATCAATGTCAGCGTCAGCCTTTCCTACAGGATCCATTTTCTTTTCTTCCAGTCTAGCAGCGATTGCTTCATCTAACTTAGACTCGATTATTTCTTTAAGTGACATTATTAGCTCCTTTTCCAGCCTAAGTCTTGAAATTTCTTAACATCTTTAACTTCAACATGTCTTACAGTACCGTTGTCGTTATGCATTCTAACGTGTCCCGCGGGTACTTCTTTATATTCACCACGATCTTTCATTTTTTGAGATGCAGACTGAGATCCTTTAAACCTTTTCCCAGCGCGCTTATCATGCTCTTTGCGCTTAGCTGCGGTATAGCCAGGATCGTTGCGCTTTTTATCTGATTGCTTAAATTGCTTAACCGCTTTATCTCGATAACGCTTGAGTAGTGCTGGAGACAATTCGTTAATTTCAGCGCCTTCCTTTAGCTCGTCACGCAATAAATCTTTTTCGATTTGAAGTCTGCGATGAGCATCGTCTAACCGGTCAAGGAAGCGGTCAATCTTTTGAATAGCTATGCCTTTAGCATTGTTATCAATTTGTTGTGCACGAATACGTCTTTTATCTTCTTGATATTTCTCAGATTGCTTATCGTAGCTATCTTGCTGAGCATCCATAGCTGCGATCTTTTTTCGAATTGCTTCTTTTTGAGAATCATTCAGGGCTTCTGTATAAAAAGATTCAAATTCTTCGTCCGTCATTTCTGCAATTTGCAAGAAAAGCTCATTATTGAAATCTTCGCCTAAAAAGCCATCGATAGCCCTAGCTAGTTTAGACTCGATTATTTCTTTAAACGACATGTCTGTCTCCTAATCCTAATATTATTTAAACTATTTATTTATTGGAGTAATCCTAATCTTAAGATTGTTTACTCCTTTAATTAATCTGTGGTACTCGCCCTCTCTTATTGTAAACCCTACTCCTGGCGCTAATAAAAAAGGTAGAGAGCTTTCTGGTTGGAGTCTCCATCCATCACCTTCAAGCACTTCGATTATGCGATCTTCGTTATCTCTGTGCCACACATACTCACTATCATCTTTTGTTACATCAAAGATACGAACATCATCGATATCCGTATAAGGCATATTAAATCAAACCAGATATCATCTTAAGCGCATCAATCGCCTTTTGAGCATATATCTTGTTTTGTTCGCGAGCAAGGTCAGCTTCAACACCTTTCATTTCAAGTAAATCTTCGACGAGTTCTTCATACTCGCCCAACGAAAGATTACCACTATCAAATAATTCCTTGAGCTCACGTACAGCAATTTCTGTTTGAGCATGCCATAATGTTAATTCTTCGAGTTGCTTAACATCTTCAATCAGTGTTTCTGACATTATTTTCTTCCTCCGAATACTTCAAGTGACTGAGTCGTCACTTTATGTATGTTTTGTCTTTTAAGCCTACAATATGCATCACTAGGATTTTCCCTAGCAACCAGCTCATCAGTTAGCGAATTTAGTTTTTGATATATGGTCGTAATGTTATCATTTAAACGGTATTTAGAATATGTATACAACCAATGAGTTCTATAATCCATTTGACTAAGAATTGGTTTCATGCACCACAGTCCGTCTTCACCCATTGCTGATATTACATTGAGTTCTACGAGTTTACCGTACTCAACATTATCAAAGTCACTTGGTATAAACTTACTAATAGATGTACACCCTGATAGTACAAATATGCATAATGCTAAACTTACTATATTTTTCATGTTCATGATATTACTGCCCTGATATAATCGGAATGGACTATGACAGCGTCTTGTCCATTAATTCTGACTGGCATTGATTTATCCCATTGGAGATATACCGTATCGCCTTGTTCGAGCCAAGTTACTTCTGGCCCTTTAGCAATTACCACACCAGGTTCTGATGCTGTTGCTTTAACTTCAGATGATAATATAATACCACCCTCTGTCTTTGTTTCTTTTGGTGCAGCTGCTACTAACACATTGTCACCTATCATTTTGATATCACTTTTTTTCATTTTGGATAAACCACCTTCACATTTAATTTTTTAGCGTAATACTCAGCATCTTTCTTTGCTTCACCTTTAAGTCTATGATATAGACCGGATGATTCCCAACCTAAACTCTGAGGAAGAGTATGCCAAGCTTCGTAACCATTCTTATCAACTGGAGTTACATACCAACCTAAACCAGGATAGCGTACAACTTCAATTTCATGTACTTTACCATTACCGACAGAAGGGGCACCAGTTTTGATAACAATTTCGTTAAACTCTTTAAAACCCTTCATTTTGATTTCCCCTTCGTGGAACCTACTAAACCTTATCATTACCAGAAGTAGCTTCCGCCACCTTTGAGTCCAAGTGACTTTGCGTATCTTGGGAGTCGGCAGGCCCAGTAGCCTGGAGAGAGTTTATCATTTTTAGTGTCGCAAGCGTGTCGCGCTGCAAAGCTTCTTGCCGCGTCTCTATCATTGATTTTAGATGTGAGTCCACCTTTCTCATCACCAAACTCAATCTTTTTGATATTGCCTGTTTTAGGGTTTCGAACGTAAACGACATATTTTTTCTTACCTGAGCTGCGTTTTGGTGAGTTTAATTCAGGATCTTTGTCTTCTTCTAACTCGATCATTGGTTGCTCGAGAGGTACTGTGACTCCCTCGTATATACCAAAGCTATCTTTAAATCTTTTCATCTGTTTTACTCAGCGTTGCAATCACAATGAGGACAATCTGCTGGGCATTTACAGTCTTCAGCTTTTACATCAGAACCGCAACACTTGTCAGAACAACGCTTGGTGTCTTCGTTCAATTTACTAATTTTCATACCGGCAACATCAACGTTTTTGCTCAGCGCTGCTTTAATTTTTACTGGATCAAGTTTGCTTGCATCACCGCGAGTACCTACAGATATTGTACCTACTCTTTTACCTGATTGTGGACTAGGAGATTCTGTATCTGTTACTAAACCGCCTAATGGTTTAACAATCTTTCTTACTTCTGATCGGCAAACATCCCATTCCTTTTTTAATTCTTCAGCTTCAGTTCTCTTTAAACTGCCTTTAGGAAACGTTGATGTATAATCAACCTTAATCTCAAGTGCTTGAGTTAGCTTTGCCTCTTGAATATAAGTTTTAAAATTTAACATTTATCCTCCGAACTCGTGTCCTGCGACTCGTTTCATTTGTTTTGTGAATTCTTTAAAGGATGGTTTGTCCTTGTAAAGCTTAATGGTGAGATGAGATTTGTCTTTTCCTTTGATTCGCCAGTTGTAACCTTTTTCTTTGTGTTCCGGCTCCGTTGTCTTAACAACTCTACGGGGATAGCCCTTTTCCCAAGTTTCTGATCCTTCATTTACTTCCTCTTTAAAAGACTCAAGATTCGGAATATTTATGCGGAGATGCTTTGGTAAGTCTCCTTTGTCTACTAGCTTATTCAATGTCAGAATCAATTGATTACCGTCTCGAGGATTCAATCCCATTATTCGAATTACTTTTTGAACACCACGATTACCTTGCCCAGGATTCTTACGGCGCCAATCAAGGTAAAATCTTACAATCTTTTTCATTTTGGGAGCGAGTACCAAACGACGAATAAGCTCTCCAGTAGTTGTCTCGTCTAGCGCTTCGTCAAGACGTACCTGCTCGATAAAATTATTGAATGATTCCATGGTGATTATCCGAAGTAATGTTGGAGTTTCATGTAATCGCTGTCTCTTACAAATCCACGGTCAAGTGGGATTGTATGAGCAGAACCTCTATACGTAAACTCCATTGATCGATCAGTCTTTTTGATTTTAGACCCGCCATTTGAGCGTATTTCTTTTTCAACAGTAGAAACCGAAACAGCACCTTCTTGTAAGTCTTCTCTTACAATCTTAGCAATGCTGTCACCAGATTTTGCTCGAGGGTACATGCTATTAAATGTCTTTGAATCGTGTCTGCTAATACAATCAGCAATATATTCTGCAACGTCTGTGTCTAAACCTTTAATGTGTTTCTTAAGGTCTTGAACCTTAGCGTCTTTATAAAGATCGTGAGCTTTCTTAAAGTCAGCCTTATCAATGCCACCGGTCTTTGCTTTATTAGCAAGATTCTTAATTACATCTTGACGACCTTCTTTCAAACCACCCATTGCATTACCGTAGACTTTCTTTTTGATACTACTTTGACGATTGCCTTCAGGCTTCTTACCATCTTTACGCTTATCTGCTGCAATCTCTGCTGCAGTTGGCTTACGATAAGCTTCATTAACTCGGCGTAATACAGCACGTATCTGAGGATGCTTAGACAATCCTTTCTTTAACTTTTCAATTGCTTGAGTAGCACCGGTCATGTTACCACCAGCATACCGCTTATCAGTAGCAATACCAACAGCCTGTCGTATTTCCTTAGTAGTAAAAGCTTCTTCCAAAGACTCTTCATGCATACGATCAATTTTAGCACTTTTCATGAATGCAAGCTTGACATGCGCAGCAAGTTTAAATAGCTTCCAAGCCTTCTTCAAAGCTTCATCAGTATCTTTAGCTTGTACTGTATGGAAGGCACCGCCATAAGTAATTTTGAACTTTGGTATCTTAAGAATCCTATTCAATCGATCAGGATCAATCTTAGGAGCTTTTTCTTCAAGCTTAGCTTTGTTCTTGGCGCCAATGTCAGTGATACCCTGTCCAGGTGTGTCCTTTCTCAAAGTATCGGTGAGCTCTTTAGTTCCCCAGTCACCGGCTCCGGATTTTTCTACGAGGTCTTTGAACTTAATAGTCATTGCTTTTATTTTCCTTTATGCTGTGCCCAGAGATCTTTATCTGCTGTAGTTCGTGTTTTACCGCCGGTAGCGAATGAATTAATACGTGCTAATCCCCACTGTGCAGGAGTAGTACCAGGCCTATGACCGGTTCGCCATGCAGCTACACCTCGATCAAATACCTTCTTAAGAATACCATAAGAAATACCAGTCTTTTCTGCTTTATTCTTAATAGCTGCTTCTGGATTGCTTTCAAAAATAAATTCAACAGTCTCGGCCAAGTTGTTAAGATTCTCTTCAACCAATGTACCGTCTAGTTCGGTTACCATTTCATCAAGCTTTGGCTTACGAAACATTTTAAAGCGTTGGTCAAGTTTAACACTACCATCTTGCTTAAGTAGCATGTGTGGCTTTTGTAGATATGCTCTTTCAAGGTTACTACTCTTTTCACCAAACATTTGCTGGAATTTAGTGGTATGATTTGAAGGCTTAGTCTTTGATCTTTTATCACCAGGGGCTGGCTTATATGCAGCAGGATTATCATCATCCATTTTTGCTTGCTTTGCAAACTGAGCTTTGCGCTTAGATGCAGTACTCTTTGCGAGACCAGAATGATATGATGCGCCTTCATCAACTCGCTGTACAACTGTATACTCGTTATAGGATTCAGGAGTAGATGCTGCTTCGTCTAAAGCTTGTTTTACCTTAGCGTGTTTACTAATACCCTTACTAATCTTTTCGATTTCTTTGATAGCATAGTTTTGATTAGCACCTAATTGCTCGGCTAGATCTACTGCACGTTGAATATCAGTCTTACGAGATTCATAAAATGCTTCAAACTTCTGATTGACATCTTCGGTAATCTTTGGTACACTAACAACAGTTGCACTACGCTTAACTGGATTAGTTGGTCTTGATTTAGCGATACGACTAGCAATACGATCTTTTTCGTCTTGCTTTACTTTAGGTAGCATACGTCGCATTAGAATATTAAGTCTGGAATCTGGTATTTTTGCTACTCGATCATCAATACGTTGACGAGCACTATAAGGAAGATCAGCGTAATCTCGTGACTTAGCAAACCTTTTCTTTAAAGCACGGATGACTTGACGACGAGCTCGCTTTTGTAAAGTATCAATAGTTGCTTTACGCCTCATTGCTCGACGTCGACCCATTTTAATTTTACTGCGTAGACGACGCATGATCATCTTACGCTTGAGTCGTTGTTGTCGAGTTAATGCTTCATAGATTGATTCAACATGAACAGGCTTACCATTGATGTGTACAATAGGCTTACCTTCTTTGTTAACGTTACCGTCCCATAGACCTTGCTTATGAGCTTTACGAGCTTTCTTAACGAGTGGATGATTTTGATTTTCGCTAAGTTGAGTTGATTCATTAACATTCATACCAGTTCTCACTGAATTAAATACCGCTTTACCTTGACTTCGTAGTTTAGCAGGTAATCCTTTTTTGAATGACTCCATGTCACCGTCTTTAGCTAATGCCCTCATTTTAGAGGCTGACATCCCTGAAACATCATCAGCGTCTGGATCGCGTTCCCCCGCAGAAACCACCTTAATAGACTTATAGGTGTAATCCTTACCATTATACTTATTTAATAAAGTATTGAACTCTTCAACACGGTCACTACCAGCAACCACGATAAGATTTTCAAATTTACCTTGTAATTCTTTAGCTACATCAATAATAGTACGAGCTTTTGATTTTTGAATAAGTTTAGTACCAAAGGCTGTTTTGGCAAACTTGATTTTCTTCTCGTACGAAAGAGGATTTTTCTTGGCGTCTTGAGAATGAGAAAGGAATATAAGAGGTGTAGCATTATTCTTTACACCTGTACGAATTACCGCGTTTGCAAGTTTTTCGTGGCCAACTGTAATTGGATTCATTCGACCAAAACTAATAACCGCTGTTGAGTCTGCAGCAGCTTCATCGAGAGTAGGCTTCACATCTACATACTTAGATGGATTACTAATTCGTTCGCCTTTACCTTTCGACTTTTTGGCTTTCTTAGTGCTAATTGACTTTGCATCATCGGCACCACCATCCACTGTCTGTTCGGCGTCGTTTCCAATAAATTCTCTTATTGATTTTAAGCCCATAATCGATTTCAGCCTTTACTTGTTTGGTTTTTAAATGATAGATCTACACTGTTATTTATAATTTTTTGCAAAGGAAGAAATAAATTCATAGTTCATAACCGAACTGTGGCCACCAGACCAAATAGTACTATCTCGTAACCATCCCATAGCCGGTGTTGGGCTAGCAATTTTAAGTGGCACTTGAGTTTGTCTTTGTCCTCGTATAAAGTAAGCATTATCAACACATCCCAAGACACCGCGTCTTGCGATTTCAAGACATAAGAATTGAGCAGTTTTACGAGTCATCGCGTAGGCGTGAGCGCCTTCGTGCCCGTCTATATCAATGAGTTCTGTGGGTGGGCCTGCTGCTTCGTGGTCGTAACGGCCTGGCTCTTTAAGTTTATAGCCGAGGGTTACAATATATCCATCAGGTATTTCAATACTGGGATAGTGAAGCATAATTGCATCATGTTCTAGTAGAATACCAACGTCTTCATTTCCTTCAGCAATACGTTTCCATATTGCGCCGTGGCCGGCAGAACAGGCATTTGCTTTATGTTGAGGAGCAGGTTTGGGTACGTATCTTACTGGTTCTTGATATTGAGTACGTAGACCTGTTAACGTCCAAGCCATTTTGCCTGTCATGTTTTGGTATCCGCGGTGATACTCCCAATCTAAACCAACTCGATCGCAAGAATCGGAGCATACCTTTGCGCAGTCATTTGAAACTGGATCATTTATCTTAAGGATATAAGCTTTAGCTGATTGGGCCATTGGTGAGTCTCTCGTACATCTCAAAGTCTTCTTTAAAGTGTCTACGCAAATCTGTCATAGCGGCATCATCGAATCCTATTTCGTTTTTACGAGATTTACGAATACCTGACTTGTGTTGTGGTAGAGGATAAGTAACTTCGATTTTACGATCATACAAAAATTGAAATAGTTCTTCTTCGAGATTTTCGTATAACCAATAACGACCGACAGGCTGATCACCTATTTTACATAGGCTTGTTTGACGTATAGCTGAGTTTGCTTCGTTTTTAAATACACCGTTACGAGTCCAAGACTTATATTCGTCAAGGCTAGCAGAAGTTAATGGTGACTTAAACTTTTTAAAGAAGTAGTACATGCTTTTCTGTCGATCGACTGGATTACGCAATAGAGCAAATATGTCGTATTCTCGAGCCTGCTGTTCTGTAATAATATTCTCGTCAATTAATTGATTTAGCGTAAAATGGTAGAAAGCATAAGGTCTATATTTACCTACGATCGCTTCATTTAATGTACCAGGCAGTTTACTATCTTCGACTTCAGTATAAATTGCGTTTGGATCATCTACATTACGGATAAAGAAATCTGATAGGCTACTGCTAGCGGTCTTAGGGGTGCGTAAGAATAGAAATTTATATTTGTGAGACAAATACATTATAAAACTCCATCTGAATATTGTTCACAGAATGCATGCATTCCAGTTGATCCCCATTTATGGTCAGCATATATTTTATCCGGTCCATTATATCGCTTTGCACCTGCGACATAAAACTGAGGAATGAAATAATGCGAAGGGAATATAGTTAGTTTTTCTCGCCATGCTGGAACGTGACGAGCTAAAAATTCGTTGCCGGTACTCTTATATGGCTGTATATCTAGTTGCTGAGGCCTAAGCTTGTGTAATTCGTCTAGCACCATTCGTATAAAAGGATTGCCTGGATTACAACCAAAGATTGGCTGAACAAAGTTTGGTCTGCCCTTTTCATTCTCGAAACAAGTGTAGCAATGGTCTTCAGGACTTTGTAATAGATCTTCAACGTTGTTTAAGCACACCATATCGGCTTCTGCTATGAACCCACCATTCTCATATAGTAATTCATAACGAATTAAATCCGATACACCAGGCCAAAGCTTAGCGTTATAATAGGCCTCAATAAGAGATTGATTATACCATCGACGATTCTTAAGCATACTATCAGAGAAAATACTATACTCCCAATCAGGGTGCTTATCTCTCCACGTGTACATCCATTTCAACGGAGCCGGCTTGGGCCCAATCCAAATGTGACTCATTTTCTTTTCAATACTTACTTCCATTATTTCGCCCTAAACGGTGGATCAAGATCGCCTTCAATCCATGTATTAAATGCACAACAAAAACGCTTTACATCAGTTTGAGATCGATTCACTCCATGCAGTGTCTTAGATGGGAATAACAATATCATTCCATCGGTTGGCTCTACCTCAATAATCCTAGTGTTAATATCATTATCTGAAAATTCAAAATCAAGTATATCACCGAAAAGATTCTTTTCACGAAAGAAGCATATATTACCACAGTCCTTATAAGTCTGTAAATATAGTACTCCTGATATAATACTATTAGGATGCCAATGCATGCCAGATTTATCATCTCGACCGTGCTTCATTACCCAGCTGTCAGTGATCCTAAGCTTATGTCTTCGAGACATGCCTAAACTATTATGAGCATAGTCCTCAATACGAGATTGAACTTCATCTTTAAGGAACGCTAAATCATTATCTAATATTTTATAGTTAGATGAATGCCAACGATCTTTAGTATCAATACGTTTAAAATCAATATCCGACAAGATAGGATTCAAAACGTTTTTGTCAATTCGAATCCTATCTTTATATATCGGCGTTGAAAAGGCTGGGTGTATCTTATTCACTATTGTTGCAACAGGTCTGCTATTCTTTCTGCTAACCTTGAGAACCACGCTTCATCATGGCCTCTCGTTGTTTCAGCAGCCGTACCAATACGAATACCACTTGTTTCAATAAAGGAACGAGGATCGTTTGGTACTCCATTTTTGTTTACGGTGATACCATTCTCTTCTAGTAAGTCTGCAAACTGCCTACCACTATATTTGCTCTCACGCAAATCCATTAAGATAATATGTGAGTCAGTACCACTTGTTTGTACAGGTATATCACGTTCTTCAAACACCGCGCACATAGCCTGAGCATTTTTAATTACGTTTTCAGCATAATCAAAAAACTCTTTAGTGTCTGCCTCAAGGAATGCTTGTGCTTTAGCCGCAACAACATTCATCAATGGTCCACCTTGAGTGCCTGGGAAGATAGCTGAGTTAATCTTCTTACTATACTTCTCTTCGTTCCACATGATGATTCCACCACGAGGTCCACGTAGAGTTTTATGAGTTGTAGAAGTAACTACATCAGCATAAGGTACAGGATTATCGTAAGCACCACCAGCAACAAGCCCAGCGTAGTGAGCCATGTCAACCATTAGTATTGCATCTACCGAGTCAGCAATCTCACGGAATCTTTTCCATCGAAGTTGACGTGGGTACGCGGACGCTCCCGCGATGATAATCTTAGGTCGATGCTCATGTGCTAGCCTTTCGACTTCTTTCATACTAATCCAACCACAAGTATCAACACCATAACTAACACAGTTATAGAGTTTGCCTGAGATATTTACAGGTGCTCCGTGGGATAGATGACCGCCACTAGCAAGATCCATACCAAGGATTGTATCGCCGGGCTTAAGGAACGCTTGGAATACAGCGGTGTTTGCGTTTGCGCCTGAGTGAGGCTGAACATTTGCGTATCCGCACTCAAACAAATCTCTGAGCTTTTGTATTGCAAGCAATTCGATTTCGTCCATGTGGTCACAACCATTATAGTAACGCTTGCCGGGATAACCTTCTGCGTACTTATTGGTAAACTCAGAACCACATAACTTCATGACCGCGTCAGATGCAAAGTTTTCTGAAGCAATCAACTCAATCGTCGTTTGTTGACGCTGGAGTTCTCGTTGGTAAATTTTATCTACTTCAATGTGCATGTTTTTCTCACTATAAGATTAAAGAAAGGTCCATTCGACCCAATATGTGATCATAAGCAGCCGATGCATTATCTGGACCTTCTATTTGTTTATAAGGAATTCCAAGAGTTTGGAATTGTTTTAATATATCTAGATCAATCTGTACACTTTGTACTTCGTCTTGTGCACGACCATCAACTTCAAAGTTTTCACGAGCTCGAGAGAGCATAAAGTTAATGTTATCATACTTATTATAACACTCTAAAGCAAGCTTGTCAATAAGATCTGTATATAATGGGTCACCATAAGCTTCCCTATAGATTGGACTCAGCAGGACTGGTGAGTCTGTAATGATATAATCTACCTTATCAGCTAACCTCAATATCTTACGATGTTGGTGAGCTAATATCCAAAGTTGATCTGCCAGCATTGGGATATTTTCTTCCCATACACATTCTTTAGCAAACTCATCTGTGAGTTCTACTTTATAACCTGCTAACTTCATCTTATAAAACAAACCAGCAGCTGCTGTACTCTTACCCGAGCAGGGTCCACCATAAAAATTAATCACACGAGTTTTTTTCATATTATAAAAATTCCTTTTACGTCTTTTCAACTAACCAAAGAAAGTCATCCTCTACCTTCCAAGAGTTCGGACCAAAAAACTCAGTTACTGCTTGTTCAACAGTTGGGAAGTGAATATCATGTCCGATAATCATTCCACCCTTACGTACTTTTGGCGCCCATGCTTGAATGTCTCGAAGACATCCTTCATATCCATGATCTGCATCGATGAATACAAAATCTAGACTTTCATCTGGAACTTGCTTGGCAGCTTCGGTTGTGTAATCTTTGATGATTTCCGCTCGGCCGGGATAGCCTTGACAGAACCGTACCAAATCTTGATAGTAATGTTCATGATCCCACGAGTGGCCGTTTTCACCAGAAGTCCACTTTTCAGGTCCATTATTTTCTGGTTGAGGTGCGTATAGATCTACACCAATAAGATGTAGTCTATGGCATGTTTTAACGAGGTGTTTAAAGGTTTCGCCTAACCATACGCCGAGTTCAGCGCCTTTAGTCCAACCATTTTTACGAACGTATTTTTCGAGGGTGTTCCATCGATAGATGTTACCTCCATCATGACCTCGGTCACGTATTCGTCCCATATTTGTCTCCTTTTGTCGCTTTCATATATTTGCCGCACTCGCTAGAGTGAGAACTGTGTCAAAATTCAAATAGTATTATATAACATTGTGGGCTGAATGTCAACCAAAGATCAAGGGAAACATAATATAAATTTGAAGTTATGGTACTCCGTTGGCGTTTAATTGGTCGTAGAAGTTCTTATTTAATTCGCCTCGTAAAACAGTCTCACCTGTTTTTCTACAACTAACGTATGTCAGTTGAACCGCGCCGGATGGTGGAGTATATGATCGTACACCGGCTGAATAAGTTCCATTAGCATCTGGATAAGTGTCTGCTGCTGTGGCGACATTATCATATTGCCATATTCCATTGCTTCCTGGTACTGATACAAATGCCATTATTTTTGCCATCCTTTAATGTATTCTGTGCTAAAGTTTGCCTTGCTGAACTCTAATCTATCGACTAGTTTCAGAGCACCCTTGCCGATGTGGTCAATAGCAACAAAGCCTTCCTGACCTGTTACTTCAAATCCGTTCTTCGTTTTAAGTAAAGTACGAAGACCATCTACATGATTTAGCTTTTCGATAACCAGCATCTTGCAGTCAACTAAGAGGTTATACATCTCGAACACCTTTTCAATATCTTTAATATTACGAGGAGTAAAGATCTTAAGTGCAGTGTCAGCCATAGCGAGTTTCTTATCTTTAGTCGCTTGTTGCTTAACCTTATCTGCTTCCTTTTGAAAGTATTCACGAGTATGTGCTTGTAAGCCGACGACGAATGCTTTTGTATCTGTAATACGCTCACCATCACGGACTTTTAAATTGATATAACGATTAGTTCGCTCATTCAGTGTTTTGTTATTAGCAAACTCGTTAAGTATAGGAGCCTTAGTACGTTGGAAAAGTGTACCGGCTTTTGATAGGATGTCTGTAATCTTTTTGGTTTCTGCTTTTGTAAATGTAGCATTACCGGATCGATCTTCGAATACTGCGTCTACATGCCAGACCGACGAGACTTGGGTGAGCTTAGTTGAGATTCTCTCTCCAAAACTTGCCGACATTGATTCAAGATCTGGTCCTGAGTATGTTGTGTGCCAAACCACACCGATTTTGGATCCTGTAATTTTCTTTCCGAGTCCGCTGTTTTTTGGTACCGCATAAACAATGGTATTAGGATGGAAAGTAATATGCGCTTCTCCATCAATAGTTTCTTCTTTAATATCGTCATCCGTATAGAGGAAATCACCTTGAACTACTCCTGTTATTCCGAGCTTACCGAACTCGGCCAGAGCAACTTTGAATTTGTCATTCAGTTCGCCACTCAAATCATTATCAATATCTGCATTTGTCTTATACAGCTTTGGGCTCTTGTTGAATACACCTTTCTTTGCAACAAAGAACTTACCATCGCCGGGATCGATACCAGCAAAGATTGCCGGTGCACCATCCCACTTTACTGATACACTTACAGGAGCCGAAGCATTACCTGCTAACATGTCGCGTAAAGCACGAAGGTAATTAAATACATTACGTGTACCTTTAACTCCTCCATCGATAACTGCATCTTCAAGGTGAGTCATGTGCAGGTTTTTACCTGCTGCTTCTTCGAGGTACTGGCTAAATCTTATCATATTAGTTTGCTCGTTTTTGCTGCTTTGGCTGCTGGGAAAACTCCGATTCGAGCGTTCTCAATAAATTCACCAGCGACTCGAGCTCCTCGATCGCCAGTATATCGTGCGTAATAAATTGGTTCATAACCACCACTATCTAATATACTACCATTACTACCTTTATGTGATGAAATGATTTCGTATGTAGCATTACCAGGAAGCTTCTTAAGTTTAAGAGTACCTTGATGGAATTCGTCTACGTTTTCAGCAGCAGGTTCGCCACCAAATGCTGTGCCGTATACTGACATATTAATAATTGAAACATCTTTACATGGCCGATAAGCTGAGTTACCACGCTCTAATCCGTTTGGATATAGCTTCTTGAGGTCCATAACAAATTGTTTTACGTCAGGATTCTCTGAGAATGCACTATCGCTCAATCCACCATATTGCTGGAATTGGCTGGGCTTGGTACCTGCTTTATGAGATAACCAAGCAACCTCTTCACCTGTAGCATTAACAATTGAGAAATCGGACTTAGGAGCTCGTCGACCCCTTTGAGGAGTTGAAATGATACCAGCACACTCAACGGTACGACCATTGATTTGTAGATTAATGATGGGCTGATTCTCAGTTGCAAAGACTTTTTCTAATACTTTAGTAAAGTTTTTGAGATAAGCATCCTCAGCTGCAGTACCGGCACCAGCACCTTTACCACCAAACTCAGGCGTCTTTAAAAACTCTTTTGAGTAATTGACTCGAACGGGTCTCTTATTCTTGGTGTCAGTTCCAGTAAAGGTATCACGATATCCTCGCTTCTCCATACCTTTTTCGATATCATCTAAATGACCTCGGTCTAAAACGACAGCGCCCTTCTTAGTCAAGAAGGGTTCACCGTCTTTAACCTTTTGCACAAAGACTTGGGTCCGTGCACCACCACGTTTGGTAAGGTCAGAGTGTTTTAGATCAACATAGAGTTCATTAAGAAATTGCTTAAAGCTTAACATTGATGTCCCTATTATTATATAATAACTGTTTTAGCTATTTATAATTAATTGATTTGTACATCATCAAACACAGGCCGCTTTTTCTTATTGAGTCTCATGCCAATGTCAGTCTTGTCAAACACCGGACCACTGTCCTGATTTGAATTAGCACCTCCACTGGAACCTCCACCGTCGAGATTAATATTCTTCTGAGCGGATTCTTCGAGTTCATAGATCTTCATCTTAGCTCGTTCAATACCAACCAAGAATCGACGATAGTAACCAAGGTCACTCCAACGATTTTTAAGTTGTTTGATCATAAGTTGACCGAGTTCGTCCAAAGCTTCAGATGTTACAAGACCAAGAATACAGTCAGCAGTATGAGTAATACCCATAGATTCAGATGTATTAGTAAGGTCAACATCAGAGTTGCCATAACCATCACGGTTAAACTGAGATGATGTTACAAGA